TTTTAGTGGAATATCAGGGTATTCAGGTTTTAGTGGGATTAGCGGTTATAGTGGATTTAGCGGAATCTCAGGATATTCTGGAATAAGTGGATATAGTGGGTTTTCAGGAATCTCAGGTTACTCAGGATTTTCAGGGTATAGTGGAATATCGGGTTATTCAGGGTATTCAGGTGTTAGTGGTTATTCGGGATACTCAGGAATATCAGGATACAGCGGATATAGCGGAATTAGTGGGTATAGTGGTGATACAACCTTATTTGTGCCATATACAGGAGCAAGTTCAAATGTTGACTTAGGGACTCACAAAATGATAGCTGGAACATCAGGATATGCTATTGGCACAAATGCAAGGATTTATTCATCTTCTAATCATTTATATATTGATGGTCTTACTCAAGATAAATCTATTTATGTAAGAATAAATGATGGAGGAACTGAGAGAAATATTTATAACTATGATAATTTCCTAAAAAGACATCATTGGTATGTTGGCGGTGTTGAGTCAATGACCTTAAATGAAAATGGTGAGTTGGGTATCGGAGGAACGGCAAACGTTACTTCTTTGGAGGTTTTTGGAAGAGGTCAGGATGGGGCAAACGGTCCTTATTCTGTTGTATATGCTTCGCAGAATATCAATCTAACTGGGAATGGGAATAAGTCTCTACAAGGTTTATATTTTGGAGCCAATATCTTTTCTAATGGATATACCTCTACTGCGGGTGTAGTTGCTATACAAGCAAATGCAGAGATTCTTGGAGATAATTCTACAGGTGGAGGGGTGGCATTTTTATATGGAGTGGAATTAGCTTTATATGCTGTTTATAAAGCAAGAGTTACAGATATGTATGGATTCAATTTCTTGCCTTATGTTGATGCTAATTCTATTGTAACTAATTTATACGGTTTATATTTAGACAGCAATACTCAAGGTGGAACTATTACAAATTATTGGGGTATTTATCAGAAAGATGCTATTGCTAAAAACTATCTTGCTGGTAATACAGGGATAGGTGCAGTCCCTAATGCTCTTTATAGATTGACAGTTGTAGGAGACCCAGCAGTAAATACTTATGCTATTGAAGCTGAGATGAATTTAAGCGGAACAACATCTCTTGATAAATATGTTGACGCTAAGATTTTAACAGCATTAAGTGGAACTCATACTGGCAAAATGATTCTTTCACACTATATGTTAACAAACCAAGTTGCGTTAGGAAACGTTTATTTATTACATTTTGAAGGTCAGATATATAACAATGTAACCAATTTTTATGGAATGTATCAAGATTTTGGCGTTGGATACAATCCGCCATTTCCTGCTACGGTAACAAATTTTTATGCTTTGTATTTAAAAACGCCAACTGTTGCGTCTAATGGTTCAATTACTAATAACTATAGTATATATCAACAAGACCCAGCTGCTTTAAACTATTTCGCAGGTCAGATACAAAGTGTCAAAGCAACTGGAACTGCCCCATTTGTTATAGCCTCTACAACTGTATGCACAAATCTTAATGCTGACCTTTTAGACGGTCATCATTCATCTGATTTTGAAGTTCCTATAACATTTTCTCAATCAGTTGCACGTGCTGTTAACACAGTTACCTTATTAAATGACAGTGCTTCTCCTGGCAACTCAAAATACTATGGAACTAATGCAGGTGGGACTAAGGGATTCTTTGATTTAACATTAGGCACAAGCGGTTATTCGGGTATTTCTGGTTATTCTGGAACAAGCGGTTATTCAGGAATTTCAGGATATAGTGGAATCAGTGGCTATAGTGGGATATCGGGATTTTCTGGCATAAGTGGATACTCAGGTGGTTATCTTAACCCTTCTCTTGCTAACCAAACTGGAAGCGGACTTATAGTTTCTCAGACAGTTGGTGAAAATGTTGCTATAGGTGATTTACTTTATATGAAATCAGATGGTAAATATTGGAAAGCCAGAGCAAATGCCACAACTACTATGCCAGCAACAGCAATGGCTTTAGGAACAATCAGTGCTAATGCTGCTGGTAATATCTTATTACAAGGATATGTCAGGAATGATTCTTGGACTGGATTGACATTAGGTGGAGTATCAGGTCTTGTGTGGGTTTCGGCAGCAACAGCAGGTTTATATACCCAAACAGCACCAGCTTCATCTGGTAATCAGGTTCAAGCAGTAGCCATAGCAATTGCATCAAAAATTATGTATTTTAATCCTCAGTTAGTGGTAGTAGAACTTGCATAAGGAGGAGATATGTCTTTAACTTTAAGAGAATTTTATATTAACCATTTTACCGCAGTCAAGGATACCTTAGATGAATACCCTAAAGATGATTTAAAGCTTATTTTTCTTTGGAATAATTTAATGCCTACTATGGAAGTATCAATACCATATACTTTTAGTGATGAACAATTAAAGATGCTTAAAGAAAAGATACAGGTGAGAATAGATTCAATTAAGAACGATTTTACCGATGAACAAATCCTTAATCAGAAAGCTTGTATGATATACTGCGGTCTTTTCCACGATATAGGAGAATTTGAAACCCATATCTTAAAGGGAGATTATATAGATATTAGACGCAGGAAAATCGGGACTTCTGTCCAGAGAATATTAAGGAATAAGATTACTGGTCAAGAATATGATTTTGATTTAATGCACAAAACTGGTGAATCTAAGGAGTTATAATGGCTGGTGAGTGTGGGGTATTATACGTTTGTTTAAAAGCACCTACTTCTGACCCTAATAAACAAGTAGGTCAGACTTTTACGATGCAAGCTTCTTGGGTGCAAAAGGGACCGCCCTTACACGCAGAATGCGAGGATTTTTTAGGAGAATCAACTCCACAATATTCAACTGATAATATCAATTTTTCAGATATAGGTGCTGCAACACCTTTATCTTGTCCTACTTCTTTCCCAGAAGGAGATGCTGCTTGTGGTCAGGATATGGCTTGTTCTGCTTGTGCTGCTTATCATACTTGGACTATTACCTGCAATACAGCAGGAACTTATTATATAAGGGTTAAGACTACGGATTATGAAATTGGATTAACTAAATATTCAAGTAGTCAGGTAGTTACGGTTACAGCAGCAGGATGGGGCAATAAGATTTATGGGATAGCAAATGCTTCAATAGGTAAAATTTATGGTATAGCAAAATCTGCTATTAGCAAAGTATATGGAAAATAAGGAGGATTAATTATGGATGTTTTTAGCTTAGTTGGTGCAGGTTCAACTTTGGCACTTGTAGGTCTTTGTTATTCTATGGTAAAAGATAGAACTGATAAGTATGTAAGCAGGGAAAGATGTGATTTATCTCATAAGCAATCTGCTATTGATATTGATAATGCAAAGATATTAGCGGATAATAAATTCTTGACTTTAAAAGAAGATATAATTGAAATCAAGGCTAATCAAAAAGAAATGATGTTAGACATCAAGGACATATTAAAAAATGGACGTAAATGAAATTAAAAATATAAACAAAGATAAAGGAGATTAAATATGCCTGGTGGAATATCTGATACATATTGTGTTTACGATGATATTAAAGCTTGTTTATTAGGTTTGGATATAGGGGATATTCCTACTACATTGCAAACTCGTATTGAAACAACCTTTATCCCTGCCATTAAGAATGAAATAGATTGTTATTGCAGGCAGAATTTTAATACAACTACAATAACGCAGTTCTTTGATGGCTCTTCAACTGAGAAGATAATTCTTCCAAGAAGACCTGTTAGCCAACTACTTTATTGTATTCTGCGTGTAATTCCTTCTATTTCGTGGTATACTTTTGCCAGATGGAGACATATCAATGTTGTAGATAGTGAAGGCGTGATAGTTGCAATCCAAGGTGGTCCAGAACCACACGCAGGTAAAGTTCCACCTTATAGTGCAGGAGATTATGATTGGGAAACAGATATAACCAAAGCAGATTTATTGGTAGATTGTGCAAATGGTTTATTAGTGATACCTCCAAGGATACTTTATTTGGAAATGCAGGCTATACCTTTCTGGAACTATACTTGGTTAAGGGGAAATAACAATGTGGAGGTTCAGTATACATATGGTTATAGCGATACTAACTTCCCAAAAGATTTAAGATTGGCAGCAGCAAAGTTGAACGCAGCTCAAGTTTTATTATTTAAGGGTATAGGAATTAGTGCAGGGGCTAACTCTATGACGATAGATGGCGTAGCAAGAAGTTTTGGAGGTAATCCCTATTCTGCACTTATCGCAGATTTGAGAACTCAGGCTTATGGAGTGCTTGATAAATTTAGAAGGGTTGAAGTGGGATGTTAAAATGACCATAATAGACAAGATAGACTTTCAAGGAGATAATCTTTATATACGTTATCACGAAAGTGATGACCACGCTAAGTCTATAATAGGCAGAATTGTTATAATTGACTGGAAAGCAAATCCAGAACTTGTAAATATATTTAGAAAAATGTTTCAAAATGTAGTAAATATGTATTTAGCTGGTGCTGGTAATGTTAGCATAGATTGGGATAAATTTATAGCTGATTTGAAGGCATACGAAAAGGAGAAAGGCAATGGTAATAAATGATTTGTTAACTATACTTAAAGCAAGGTTGAGTAAGTTCACTCTCTCTATTGTTGATGAAGACCTTACGCCTCATACCAATGCTTATTTAAGATATGATTCTGTGAATAAGAATTGGGCTGATTTACCTTTGGAGAATATAAGGATTATTGACACAAATGGTATTGAAGTTCCATTTTTCCCAACAGATTATTTAGTTACAAGGGCTGATGGTTATATAACCTTTAGCACTGCAAGGGCACCTACAGATGTTATTAGGTCAGATTATTTCATAAATCCATTCAGCGATACAGAATTGACCTCTATACTTACATCAGCAGTAAATCAAATTAGAGTGCTTATATTCCACCCAATTGACATTACCAATATCAACACTAACTATTCTGAGGCTATAATTAAGAGGGCTTATACAATTGCATTGAGAGAGTTGCAATTTCCTACAATAAGATATTTTGCTTTAAGTATGGGTGGTAGGTCTATTGATAAGTCTCAACAGGTTGTTATGATAAATTCTATGATAGAAAGTAATGAGAAGGAGCTTCTACCAGAGATAAATTCCTTGAGATATTTTGACAAAACAAATATTATAACTTAAAATGGATAGGGATATTAATTTATTCGGTAGTCAAGATTCAGGTATAGTTAAAGAATATTTGAAGGCTGGGAAGGGTGTAATAGAAGAGCCGATTCTTTTAAAACTATACCAGTCTACAACTGATGGAGACCCAACAAAAGGAATTGCAAAGACATTTGTATACAATCAATTGACTTCTACAGCTGTTATTACTGCTATTGAACAAAAAGATATAGTTTATTCTGGAGGTATTTATCAGCTCGGAGATATTAAGGTTCAGTTAAGAATACTGCTTAAAGAAATAGATGATAAGACTCAAAGTCCAGGAGATAGGATTATTTGGAGAGGACACGAATATAGGATAGTTGGTAAGATTGAAACACATTATTTAGGAAACTATGTTCTTTACGATTACATTTTTAGGAGAATATAATGGCTTTAGTAAGGGAATATAAATTTGGTTCAGGAGACCCTACATTTGACATAACCGTTGAGCTTGTGAATCCAGAACAATGGGAAAGTTGGATGCACGCAAATGAAAAGTTTCAGGAATATTATAAAGAATTGTTCAGAGATTGCATATTTGAGATACATAGATATCTAATAAGAGTTACTCCCGTGATGTCTGGAAGATTAAGGGCAGGATGGACAGGAATACTTAATAAATATAATGTTGACTATACGAGGGCGTTTACGGATACAAGTTTGTTAGACCACGCCTACATAAATTGGAATCAACAAGCGATTATGGAAGGTATGGCAGAAAGTCAATGGATGGATGCTGATTTTGATGTTTCTATTATTAATTCTGTTCCTTATTCTGAGATGGTTGAGTTTGGAACAAGCAAGATGTCAGGACAGTATTTTACGAATAAAGCAAGATATAAAGGCGAATATATTTTAACGAAGGCTATAGATGACTGGTTTAAAGAGATAACCGCTAAGGCAGAATTGGTAAAGGCTCCTAAAGTAGAAGAGGTAGCAGCGTGACATTACCTGTTGGTTTTAAATGGAATGCTGGTAAGAGTGCCTTGATGGGTAGTTTGTATGCTTATTTGGCTGAACAAATACCAGATGAGTTCTTTGATTTTGATAATCCGATATTGCCTACGAAACTGCCAGGATACGGAATAGTAGAGAAAGGTTTATATAACCTTGGAACTTATGCTTTAGATGATTTTCTTGGTTATAAGGTAGGATTCTCTGGATACAGCGGTTTGAGTGGGTTAGTTCCGCTTTATGGCAGAAAAGACCAAACTCTGGTTGAAATATCTTCTTGGGACGATGAATCTATACATCCAGAAGCAGTTGGTAAAGTAAGGCAGATGCGTGATAAAATAGTTTATGTTCTATATAATGCTGGAAGGGTTGATGACAGCGGGAATTTTGTCTTACCTCCTATAAAGATTTATGATTACTTTACTAATCCAAAAACTGAAATAGGAGTCATCTATTTAGACCCTTCTGATAATGCTATAAATGAGAAGTTTGTTGTAGACCCAATAAACCAGAATATAAAGTCTTACAAATTGCTGGTGAGAATTTACTGGTATGAATATATTTAAAACTGAAAAGGAGGTGTAGTAATGGAGACGATTCAAGGTGTAAGAACTAAACTATTGGTAGCCAGTTATAGCCACGGTGTTGTGAGGGTTCCTTTAGCACAAACCTTTAATATCACACCGAGGATAACTGAACGCTCTATCAATGAGTTTGATAGGTTAGAAGCTGCTTTAGTGGTTACTACGTTTGATGCCGTTGATTGCACTTTTGAGTATTTTGACAGCGACAGCAAACTTGTAGATGCTATGTTTAATGACCAAGACCCATCAGCAACTACAGTTGTAGATAACCCTGCAAATTATCAGATAGTTAACCTTTTCGCTAATATGAAGTCTTTGGCAACTGGTTTGATTTTTGCATCAGTTCTAATAAAGCAGTGCAAGGCTAAGGGTTCACCTTATACTGAACCCGTGAAAGAAGAAGCAAGAGTTACCAGAGATGTAACAGGAACAGAAGTTATGAAGATAAAGGGTGCTGCCATCAACTATTTGAGGATTTTAAATGCAACCCCAGATGGAGACATTTATCAGCAAGCTGTTCCGCCTAATGCTTATAATGATATGGCTTTCTCTGGGTATTCAGGATACTCTGGGTATAGTGGGATATCTGGCTATGGTGAATCAGGATTCTCTGCATATAGCGGTTGTATAGACCCATTTGGAATCTCATTACCAGAGACTGCTTTGCTGTTCGGTAGCACAAGTGGTTATGCAGCCTATGTTTTGAAAAATGGGCAGGAAGTATTAAGCACAGATTACATTATGACATCTACAGATTTTGTTATTCCAAGAGAACCTTTAGATACGGATGTTTGGGAAGTATGGTATCTGTATACTGATACTTTATAATTAAGATAAAGAAAAGGGTGGGGTTGCGGTTTTGAAGAGAAGATAGGAAAACCCCAACTTCCCTAATCTTCGCCCCACCCTTACCAAATTTAGAGAGGTGTAGAATGGAAGATAAAGTTAAAGAAGTTTTAAGCAAAGAGAAAGAAACAAAGGCAATCAGCAAATTGAAGAAAGATAAGGTGGAGATTTCAATTAACCCAAAGAAGTTCCTCTTATCTTATTATCAAGAAGAGCTTAAGAAGTTAGAAAGTAAGCCTGCTGAAGAACTAACTGAAGAAGAAACAAAACTTCTTGAACAGATGAAGCAGGCTTATCAGGATAATATAAAGAATTATTCTGAAGCTAAGCTTGAAGCAGTTATGGTTCCTCTAAAATACAGGGACTTACAGTCTATAAAAGACAGCGTTCTTGAGGCAGTTAAGTATTCCCAGCAATTTAATTGGGATGATGATATCAAGATGCGTGCTATGCTTAGGGAAGAGCATACAATGACTGTCTATTTGGTATTGCGTAAGAAAGATAATATCAATGAGCATTACTATGCAAATCTTGAAGAGATAGCCAAAGAAACTGAAAGCACTATTGAAGAGTTGTATAGAATTTATCTTCAAAACTTTGTTCTTACTGAAGAAGAAAGAAAAAACTTTTAGGGAGTAATCTGTTCTTAAGTCATCATCAGGTTGCTCTTACATACGGCTATAAGTTATTTAAAGCCGAGACAATAGATGACTTGACGCTTGAGCAATACAATATTCTGGTTGGTTTATTAAACATACAATCTGAAATAAGAAGAAGTGCTGGAGATAATAAGTATACCACCCAGATAATGTCTATAGAAGGTAAAGATGGCATAGATTATGGAGAAGACTAATGGCTTCTAACCTTATCTTAAGAGTTGCTTCTGAATTTGACCCAAAGGGTTTTAATCAATTAAAGCAAAATCTTGAGGATGTAAAGCAAAAAACCCAACAGACTGCTACTGCTTCTGCAAGTATGGGTGAAAGCTTTAGGGCATTAACTCAGATTATAGGTGGTGCTGTTTTAACACTGCCTTTAACTGGCTTTATTAAAGAAGCCATTACAAGCGAAGAAGTAACTTCAAGATTTAGAATGCAGGTAGAGTCTCTTGGCAAAAGTTTTACAGGGATAAACCTTGAGGCTATCATAAAACAAACAAGAGATTTAGCAGGGATAACATCTACAGAGCTTGTAAAAGCTTTGAGTTCTGGCTTAGTATATTTCAAAGATACAGATAAAGAACTCCAATACCTTAATACTGCGATAGGTATGACTAAAGTTAGGGGAGTTGACCTTGCTACTGCGTTTCAACAACTTGGTTATATTATGCTTGGTTCAACTCGTGTTGCTCGCCTTTATGGTATCTCTATACATAGTGAAATTCACGACCCTTCCCAAAGAGCTGCTGTCATATTAGATGAAATGAGAAAAAAGATGGAACCTTTAGCCAAGCAGACTGGCACTACTGCTGAAGCCTTAAAGATAATGGGTGCTAATATCAAGGATATAGGAGAAAAAATAGGCGGTGCTTTGATTGCTCCTATAGGTGAAGTGGCAAAGGCTTTTAATGGATTAAGCGATACTATGAAAGAATTTATAGTTGTTTCTGGTTTATCTATAACTACTATTAGCGGATTAGTAACGGCTGGTGTAGGAATATTAAGCTTGATAACAAAGCTTAAGGCTTCTGGTGGCTTGGTTGCTGCTTTAGGATTTATTGGCGGTGGTGCTGGGGCACTTATGTCTGCTGGTCTTTTAGCTGCTATAAGTCTTTTTATTGTATCTCTTATGAAGTTGAAAGAGGCACAGGACGCAGTTAGCAGGGGGGCTAAAGAATATTCTGATTTTGCATCAAGGGCTATGGTTGCAAGGGCAACCGATGCTAATACTTCAATTACTATGGAAGAGAAGTTTGCTGATAAACTTAAAGATACAGCTGAAATAAGACAACAACTTGCTTTTCAAGAAGCTAAATATCATCAGCTTGGTAATACTGCCTTGGAAGAAAGAGCTAAGAAAGAAAAAGACCAAGTTCAACAGATTTATAATGGAATGAAAAAAGAGGTTGATGAAAGAACTAAGATGAATATAACAACCTTGGCTCAGGAAGAAAAATTCCAATTGAAAATGAGAGAAATTGCCAATGCTTCTATGAAGGAAGGTCTTGATAAAGATTTGGAAGCCTTAAGAACAAAGGCTTATCAAGAACGTGAAGCAATGATTAAGACCTATGCAGATACCCTTGAAATAAGAAAAGCCTTAACTGCTAAAGAAGCTGCGGAAGAGGCACAGATAAGGCAAAAATATATTGAAAAAGAATTAGAATATGCCCTTATGTCAGGCGAAGAACAGAAGAAATTTGATGAAGATTATAAGGCTGCTCAAAGAGATTTATCTAATAAGAACCTTGATACCATAAAAAATATATCTGATGAAGAGAAGAAGTTTTTGCAAGATTCAAAAGGTGCTCAAAAAGCCCTGAAGGAATGGACTGAAGACCAAGCTAAAGTTCAAGCAAAGGCATCTCAAGATAGTCGTGAAGCACAAATCTTAATGAAGACCTACGCTATTCAAAGAGAAATTGATAGAGCAAAAGAAGTTCTTGGTAATGAGAATGTAGTAGCTTCATTAGAAGAGAAGTTAAAATTAGCCAAGCAAGTTGCAGAACAAGAACAGGTAGGGATTAAAGGTCTTACAAGTTTTACTGAAACTGCTAAGGTAGAGGAAAAAAAGGTTGCACAGATAAATCTTAACAGTCAAGTTAATGTTTCTATAACTCCTTCCTTATCAGAGTTATCTGGCGTTGTTGGTAAGAAAGTTCAAGATGAAGTTAGCAAACAATTAGAAGATAATAAAAGAAAATGGTTGCCAACTTACTAAAGGTGTAAAATGAGAACAAAGGTAATATGGGCTCAAGGGTCAGGTGGAACAGGAACTCAATATACATTTAGCCCAAAACCTGGCATTATAAGAAGTATGCCAGCACAGAGAAATGCTGTTTTTGAAATTCCAAATCTTAATGGTGCCGTAGTCCAGACTTTAGGATTGGCAACCAGAAGAATAGAAATAAGCGGTATTATCTATGTTTATCCTCCTAATTTTGATAATTTGGTAGATGCCAAGACAAATCTTGAAAATGGCATAGGCACAGGAGAAGGTGAATTACATATTATATCTGATTTTGGGAATACTAATTCAAGACATATTTATTACAAAGGCATTTTAGATGGCGAGATAAAATGGGCTGAACAGAAAAATATGTCTTTTCTTGAATATTCATTCACTATACTTTGTGCAGACCCTAATGAATATGGTTATTCAGGATATTCTGGTTATAGCGGTATAACTTAAGGAGATTAGATGGCACTCGCAGAATTAAAGTTATATAAAGTAAGCACGGAATATGGAACAATAGGCAACCCTATAGTATTTAGCGGTGCTGTAGCAGGAGTTATAACGAATTACTCTTTAAATCCACTTTATCTGTGGAATGATAAGGGAGGAGGATTAGGAAGCGTCCCAGCAAAGACTATTGTTATACAAGTTCTTGATATGTGGATTCAGAATGAGGCTTTAGGAACGAGTAGTGGAGCACCTAACCAAACTTTCAATACTGACGTTACTCCGATAGTAGACACAGGTCTTGCTGAGGAGATTTTGGTAATGGTAGCAGGCGTAGTTTGGGATAGGGTAGGTAGTTTTACAGGAGAAGCACCCTCAGCAGAAGTTTATACCATTGATTCTACAGGTTTGGTTACTTTTGGAAATAGCGTTAATGGTAAAATCCCCCCTATAAGCAGTGCTATTACTATAACATATATGCCAGATTTGGTTGCTTATGGAAAATATTTGACATCTGCTGATTGGCTTGAAGTAAAATCATTAGGTTGCACAACAAACCCTGTAACAGTTATAGATGAACAGAAATCCTCTTTTGATACAACCCACGTCTACGCTTCCAATATCCAACTACTGACAGTTTCAGGAGTATGGCTTCAATCAGACCCTACTCATATTGGAACTAACTATTACACAGGTGGTTCTTTCATACCCTTAACTGGCGAAATAGTGTTAGGAACTCCTTTGGCTGGTGCGGTTACTCCTGTTTTGATAAGTTATACCCACACTATGATAGATGACGCTGAATCAGATTATACGCCTATAGGAGACGCTACTTCTCATACTTTTACAAATCCTATATGCCAGAATAATGCTAAGTTACTTTACTTTAGGCTTAATATTCCTGCTGCTACCCTTCCAACTGGTGGCAGTAATATTAACTTTCGTGTTAGATTGAGTTATAAACAATAGAAGGAGGCTTAAATATGACTAATCTTGTGTGTAGAATAAACCAGACAGATGCTACGCAAAGATATTCAGGGTATTCTGGATTTTCAGGATATCCAGCAGATTATATTACCATTGACCTTGCTGCTGATAGGTTGATTTGGACAGCAGGTTCGGCTGAGGTCTACAATCATTGTGGGTATAGTCCTTCAGCTGCCCAATTGAATATAGCTGCTACTTTGATTCAACTGACAGATGTGGAAGTAGCGTATTGTTTTCTTGACGATGTTTCAAGTGCAGAAAAATTGCATCAAGTAATAGGGGCAGATAGCGGTGATGACCAATTTGTATTCTGTTTCAGTTTTGATGCTGCCACAGCTACAGAACCTACTCTTGAAGCTTGGGATACAAATGCTCACGCTACTACAGCTTTACAAGTTCTTGGTGCTGGGACACCTGCAAATAGTATGATACACGCTGTATGCACAACAGCAGCAAGCCCAGGAGCAAGCTGGGCAGGAACCAATCTTGCAGGAGCAAATACAGTTCTTTTGAATGACGGAACTGGTGCTATCGTAGGGGCAGCGGATTTGTATGCTAATATCTATGTGAAGGTTCCAGCATCTTATCCTACACCTGAGATAGCCACTCCAGTCCTTACAATTCGCTACACATATTCTTAAAGATTTAGATAGAGAATAGGAGGCAAAAGATGCAAATTCCACTCTACGAATTAATTTTAGACGATTATACAAGATATTATGGTGGCGGTATAGCCCAGCCACTATGGAGAGAAGCCCCAGATAAAGCAATCTTACATTTTAAATTAAGACTGCCTAATGGGGATTTTCTTTTATTGGCAGGATATGAAGAATATAACTTCTTTATTGAAGTAATGGCAGATATATATGGTAAGAAAATTGAACAAAAACTTACATATATGTTTCTGTTGGGTTGTAAAGATGGAGAAGTAACTTCTTACAGGTTTGCTATTAATGATTATGGTCAGTATAAATTAGCGGATATGACAATAAGAAAGTTTCCAAAGGGTAAAGAATATAACGGCAGACCAACTTTTGGTTGGCATAGAGGTGAATAAATGGCAAAAGTCTTAGTAGCACAATCTACTTCTATTTGGTTAGCACTCCCTGATTACGCTGCTGAACGTGCATTATTAAAAACAACAGGAGGAAAGTTAGTTTGTTTCTATCATCAAGGAGCTACAGACCATATTGTTTATAATACTTCTGATGATGATGGTGCTACTTGGTTAGGAGAAAATACTGTAATATTAAGGACAGATATTGGAACTCAAGATATAGATGGTTTTAGCGTTTATAAAGATACAAATGATGATATTTTATTTGTTTGTAATGGAGCAAGCAATGGAAGGATTTATTTTAGGAAATTAACTTATGGTGCAGGAACTTGGACTTTAGGTTCTGTTGTATTGATAGCCTCAGCGTATAATTATCATTGCCCTGTCATTTGCAGAAGGTCAAATACAGATATTTGGGTAGCAGCTTATGTAGCATATACAGCAAAGATTCCTGCTTTTTACTCTACAAATGAAGGTGCTAACTGGACTGACAAAACCATTACTCCCTCTGGTGCAGATAAAACAAATTATGCTGGTGATGTAGATATAATGGCTAAAGGGACTTATATCTGGCTATTTGTTTATTGTAGATGGCTGTCTTCTGTTCAGAGAATAAGGGTTTATCAATATGATTCTGCTTTTGATACAGGAACGGATATAAATACAAGCACGGGAGTGTCTTCAAGTATTTCAAGCCTATGTGCCTTAAAGATAACTGATACCAATATTTGGGTTGCTGGGAGAACAAGGGCAGGTATAAAGATATACAATTATAATGGTTCAGTATGGGATGGCGGAACTGCACTTACAGGCAATGGTTCTTCAGATGGATTTCCTACAATAAGCAGTGTTAATAGTTTACCTTGGATGGCTTGGATAGATAATTACTTTTATGTAAAATATAGAAAGTTTGATGGAGCAACGTGGCAAGCAGCAGTTCAATTAGATTATACAGGAGACCAATTAGAGCCAGCTATCGCCTTGCCATCTGATACTGCTAATTTTTATGTTTCTTGGGGTGATTATTCTACTCCTAAAAATCTTTGGATTGAGAAAATAGCAGGAGTAGTTCCTCCAACTGAAGTTTTAGCAGATATTAATATTGATACAAGATTTTTACAATCTGTTATAAGCGACATAAATAATGATATAAGATTTTCTCTTTACATAGAACTTTTTGGAGATATCTCAACTGATATAAGAATTTCAAGTTCTATTACGCAGGATATTCATACTGATATAAGATTCACTAATGGAAGAGATATAAATGTTGATATTAGGACTCGCCTTGAGCATATAGAAGATATTAACTTTGACTTTAGATATTTCTTCGGAAATATAGAAGATATATCTACAGACATCAGAACAAGAAGACAGGTTATTGGGGACATTAAAGAAGATGTCCGTTTTCTTAAAAGAGTTATAAGCGACATAAGCACTGATATTAGATTTGACAAGATTTACTATAAAACTTTTTATGGAAATGCAACTATTGAAGTTGATTCAGAGCAGAATTTCTATGGTAATGCAGAGATATTACAGCCTACTCCCATACGTCCTGCAGGTCTCACAGCAACCGATATGCTAAAGGGAGACCTGATAAAACTTCGTTGGAATGTTGATGCCAATTATGGATACAATATCTATACCACTAATCCAGGAGGTAGGATTAAGAGAAATGCTTATGTAATTTTAGGTTATTCTGGTTATTCAGGGTATAGCGGTGGAGAATTTTTAGTTGGTAATCTTACTCACGATGTAGCATATACTTTTGTAGTGGTTGGTGTAAATGGAGAAGGAGATGTAAGTGTAGATAGCACCTCTGTTATTGCAACTCCTACTTTTCCTAACTTTTCTGATGGAGTAGCGAGTAGGTTTACCACATATACTGCTCAGGTAAAGATAAATGGGTCATTAAGAGCTGATATAAATCTTCAAAATATATCTTTGGGATTTGGAACATCCCCAGCCACAGCAAGTTTTACTATTCCAATAGACCCTTCAACTGGTGGTCTTCCAGCACTTGATGATACAGTTGAGTGTATTGTTAATGGAAGAAGTATTTTTAAAGGGATAATCAAAAACAAAAAGAAAAACATATCTTCAGGTGGTAAATCAGTAAGTTATATTGCCTATAGTAATGCCATAAACTATAATCTTTCTTCTGTTGATTGGGATTATATTCTTGAGATAAAGAACCTGTATAATTTGGACGTTACAGACCAAACTTGGCTACAGGCTTATGAAACGGTGGCTAATTTCCAAGGGAATTACAGGCTGTATTACAATATGCAAACAGATACAATAGAATGGTATCAGCTTGGCACGGGATATTGGAATAGGACTATTGAATTAGGGAAAAATATCCTTGAATATGACATTACGGAAGACATAGTTAATAAGGTAATTAAGGTTACTCTAAGAGGTGCCAGAAAGAAATATGTAAAAGATTGGCAACCTTTAGATTTCATTAGAACCGCTGTATCTACTTATGAATCTAATACTGCCTTAGCATATGAATATACTGCAATTCTTGAAGGATTTAATATAGGAGATATTCAAGTAGAGGCATATGAAAGTCTTGGTCAGCCTGAATATACTCTTGATGCTAATAAGTCTGTGGTTCCTTCCGATGTTTATATTGCTGGTTCAAGCGGTCCAAAAAGGACGCAGTGGGGAGATGCAACTAAAGACCCGAAACAAGTTGTGACTAATTGGAAAAATCCTAAAACAGAATGGAGACCTGCAAGCGTTAAGATAGATTATGTATATGAAACTGTAGGAGCAGTTCCTGTTCCTTCAGACCAGAACATAGGCAATCGTCAAGTGCCTATGGTGGCAAAGTTAACCTTAACTTCAGAGCCTAAGATTTATGGTGCAATGATAGGTTTTGGTAATGCTAAAAGAGATGGTAGGATTCCTGCTGAAGATATTAACTTTGGTTTCATTCATTGGGCTGAACCTCCTTCTCAAAGAATGTCTCCTTTCAGGGTATCATATTCCTATGAAGAAGAATTACCAACTACTCTTGATGCAGGAAGCGGTAGTCCCTCAAGAACTGTAACTGATACACAATATCAGATTGTAGTTGATGATTTACACGGATTTTATAATCAAACTTATGTAGTAGACCAAATGACTCAAAGGGTTGGCGGAGAGCTTGCCAAGGTTAACCTTCCTAATATAAGCGGTAGGATTAAGATACTTGGCGATGAAACATTAGATTTAAAAACTCTTGTTGAAGTTGATGGTCAGTTGCTTGATGTTATTAGGGTAACTCACGATTTTACAAATGGCTTTACAACTGATATAGAACTTACTAATGAGAAGTTTAGGGTAAATGTTCCGCCTTATCAAGAGAGAATGAATACAGTTGAATATTGGACAAAGATTACCAGAACCCAATATAACTTAGACCAATTGGCAAGGCAGACACAACAGCAACTTTCAACCCTTTATAATGTTCAACATCCAGTTATGCCTATTCCAAAAACACCTTATGCCATTTATGGAGACTAATGGTTGATAAATGTCCTATATGTTATAATGATATCACTAACTATGGTGAATCTGGTTATTCTGGTTTTACAGATGACCCTTTAAAGACACCTACGCATTTTATTACTTCTTTAAGAGGTGCTGTTATGATAAGGGCTCCTCATATAACGGAATTAAGAGATAAGATTAACTATTATGAATCTCAATTAGGTGCTGTAAGTGGTTATTCTGGTCTTTCTGGGTATGCTCTTACCACTTGGACAGATATACAGGCTGATAAGTTTGAAGCAAGACCTCAGTATATTAACGAATTAAGGATTGCTATAGAAGGGGTATTAAATACCTTGGGTGTTCTTTTGGCAGATTGGTTAAGTTATGATGAAAATGGAGTTCCTACTCTTGGTATAAGCGGTTGGCTTGATGGAAACAGATTAACCAAAAATCAGATAGTAAGAGGTATGCACATAGAAGAATTAAGAAAAGCAATACCTACTGATGTAATTATTTTTGTTTTTGAGTCTTATAATGGTTATTGGTTTTACGAATGGTATGCCTTTTTAGCACCCTATAAAGAAGGAGACACCGATTTAATTGTTACGAGGTTAGAAAATTCAAATTTTTTACTTCCTAAGCCAATATGGGGAGGCGGAACATATTCTTCACTATGCACTGATGGTGCTTATATTTATGGCGTTGCTCCCGTTATCATTTCTCCCACTCCTCCCGAAACATATAATTATATTTTATGCAAATGGAGTTTAAATGGTGCATTGATTAACAGTAGAATTATTTATACTGGTCTTGAAATGCTTCCTTATCCAAGAACAATAGTTGGAGATACTTCTTTATATCTACTTATATCTATGGGTTACTATGGTCTCAATTATATACTTAAAATAAACAAGGATACTTTGGTTGAGGAAGCAAGCGAGGCAACAACTATAACTTGGCACGGAGTAACGAGTGATTTTGCTTTGGATGATTTAAAAATAGATAAGACTTATTTATATACTTTTTCTTTGGGACCAGAAAATTATGCTGGTGGTGCACACGCAAGCCCTTGGTTTGATAGTGGTTATCCAATAGTAACCTTTGTTTATATGTGGATGAATAGCACTATGGTTGAGATAAGGGATAAGAATACCCTTGTGTTATCAGATACTTTTTATTCAAATAATGCAGAAGAAATCATCTATCCTGGTGCAAGTGGTTCTTTCACATTTTATAAACCGTTAATTAGTCCAAATGATGTTATGCGTAATGGTAATATGGGTATAGATTCTTTAGGGAATTTTTATTATTGGGAACGTCAGATGAGGGTAGATTATTATTGGACTGGAGTTCCTCCACACGTTTGGGAAGATTTTCATTATTCTGTAACCAATATCCAAGATAATTATATGAAACATACTTGGAAGAATACCAGAACTATTCTTAGGACTCGTTCAATACCAAGCCCTGATTATTATGAAGATACAGCTATAACTCTTGGGAATACTTATGCTTATTCAAATCAATTTAACGGTAATTCTGGTTACAGCGGAGAGTTAATAGTGAGGAAGATAGATGACCAAGTATTGAAATTAGACCTAACGCAACTTACTTTTAATTCTACAGTATATATTATAAATCAGATTGGTAAGATATTCTCAAGTTATGAATGCAGGTTTTCAAAACCATAATGAAAACAGCAACTAATATAGCACATAAGAAACCTAATACAAATGAATGGTGTGAATTTAAACTTTGTAAAGAACCTTGGGGAATGTGTAGTTATGAGATGGAATGGCACCTGACTTGTATGGTCTGTGGATTCACAAAAATGGTTAGTAATGATACATTTCTCAAGTGGCAGTATTGCGACAAGGTGCTTTATGAATGAGAAGGAGGTAAAAAAGCACTTAGAGCAATTTCATAAAGTAACAAATCTGGAGGGAGGTGACACAATGAAACTCAGTCAAATACTCAAGATTGCGGGTTCCATCGTAGGAGGATTAGCATTATTGGCTTTGGTCGTTGAGACGATTAGAAACCATCGTATCTTGGTAGGGATAATAATAATTGGTGGATTAGCATATTTCGCAGGAGTGTGGTTTAAGAAGAAAGGAAAGTAAATGGACATTATTGTTAACACAATAAAGTCAATTGTAGAGATGATGGTTGCCCATACCCAGTTCTTTTTGGGATTATTGGTAGGATTGCTGGTTTCGTCTGGAGAAGCAATTTATCTCTATAGTGTTAATGGAAGTAACTTAAAGTGGAAGAAACCCAAGGAAAGTTAGAGGGGGTGTGTTATGCGTTTAAATAAGAAAGCAGAGGTATTCACTCTTACGGTTTTAATTGCCGTAGGGATTGCTATGTTTTTATTGGGGACTACAAATAATCCAATAAAGACAATCTTTGGTTTGGGTAATGCTGGACAAAAAACCAAACAATCAGTTATTACCAAAACTGAAAGTTACCCTGTATTTGTTAAGGATGTAAATACAGGTAAGTTGTATGTTTTGCAGACAACCAAATCAGAGACTTCCACCCTGAATACCAATGAAGAGCCAAAAATGACCATCTGGCAAAAGTTGTTAGCACTTCCGAGATTATGGCTTATATTGATGATTTTAGGGATATTCTTCCCGCCAGTAGCAGCTATTATGGGAGTGATAAACAAGACGCTTTGGAATAAGGCAAAGCAGATAGTGGGGGGAGTGGAAGAGTCCTTGAAAAACCTTGAAACCACTCAGCCAGATGCCAAGCAGAAGGTTTTAGACACATTATCTAAAAAATATGATTCCAGCACGAAGTTGTTTGTATCTAAGATTAAGAGCAAGTTATAGAAGAATACGCCCATAGGTTCCGAGGTAGTTTGACCGCTTATGGGCGTTTCTTTTTGGCACCGCCCTGTTTTAAGCCCTTCTTTGCCTCCTATTTGCCCCGCAGAGCCAAAATTCTCTAAAAATCAAAGCCCTCTATGACCTTTTTGAAAACGCCTGTAAACGCAAATTAGAGCCGAATTTCCCCTTTTTAACCCTTGCCAAAGGGGTAAGAAGAGAAATCAGGCAAAACCGAACCTGACAGCGTCGGGAAATGACCTATTTGCCAAAACTGTCTTAATGTTGGAATATGATAAAATTATTGACAATAATATAATGAAATGGTATATTTATTATAGAAATATAAAGATGATATATCCGCCCTGTGTGGAGGTTCTTTGAAAAAGAAAGGTTAGGAGTAAGTAAGGGGAAAAGCCCCTGAAGCGAGGCAGGTAAAACATCGCCCTGTGTGAGAGTCCCTGCTGAGTAGCAAAGGAGTTCCTGAGTGCTGGCATAGAACCAGAGGAAGGACAGAACGGATGAGTAGGAGAGAAACCGAAAGATTACTTTGCGAAATACCCTTGAAAGCCGATAACCATAAGACCAATTCCGATGACAAGGATAGGGGCGGTTAAAACCTGCCGAATGGTTCAAAACAATAAAGTCCTTTAGACTTGCTACGAAAGCAGACTTCTAAGCGGTAGCACGAGTAGGCTGGTATTCCAATCTTAATTGCCTGTAAATATAGCCAATTATGGCTTTGAGCCTTAGAGCTCTCAAAAACAGGCTTATATTAAGGAAGCGAATACTGTAAATGCAGAAATGCGAAACTCTGTAATCCAAAAGAGGTATGCATTATAGTTGAAGTGGCACCGAAACAACATAGATTTGTGGAAAGCCACCAATGACACAAATGAACTTACCCATATTACAGAGTTAGCAGGAACTGGCTATTCCTGCTCTGATGAGCGAGCCAAAAAAATGAGGTGAAAATGAGAAAATATAGACCTGATTTAAACTTTTGGCAGTTGTTAAAGCTTGCAGATAAAGGCGACAAAAGAGCACAGAGAGAAATTAAGAGAATAGAGAAATCAAAAGGAAAGGAGGCGGTATGACAGTATCTAAGGCAATATCTCAACTGGAAAAAGACCTTAAAATTTGTATGAAGAGAGGTTGGATTCCAGAGTATACAGACGAGAAGTTGCACGGCATTGCAAAAAGTATAATTTACAGCGAAAAAAGGTATATGAGAAAGGGGGCGAGAAAGAAATGACACTTAAGCAGATAACAGGATTGAAAAACAGGAACGCAGGACACAAAATGGAGATAAAAGTCTGGAATAAGATGAATCACGGTTGCTGTCTTGCCAGAGTTATTTCAAGTGGAAGTAAAGGAATGTTTGACATCTGGTCTCTGCAATGGGATAAGTTAAGAGTAGCAGTTTGCAGGACAAATGGGTATCTCACTAAGACGGAAAAACAGAAGTTGGCAGAGTTTATGATAAACAAACCTTCTTGGGTTCAGGTGGAAGTTTGGTGGTATCGCAGTAAAAAGAAAATGACTAAGACAATCCTGAAGAATGCTGAACAGGTCGTTGCTTGGTAGTTTAGTTCGTCAAGGAGTTAGGCGGAGAAAAAGGAGCAAACTGGCAAAAATTGAGGTGAAAATATGAAAATCAAGGTTGCAAGGCTTTACAAATTAAGCGGTGATAAACCGCTTAAAGCATTAGTGGACATCTCTCTTGATGATAAGTTTATTGTTAAGGGATTGAGAGTTATTGAAGGAAAGAAAGGGTTATTTGTATCTATGCCAAAAGAAAAAGGTGTAGATAAAAGGTGGTATGACACGGTTACGATTACGGACATAACCACAAAGAAAGAGATTGAAAAAGCAATATTGGAAGTTTACGCAAAATAAAGGAGGAGTAAGATGGCAAAGAAAAAAGGTTTTGGAGTTATGGTATGTTTCAAAGGCGACATAATGACATTAGAGCAATTATTTGGTGCAAAACCAATAATGTCAACGCAAATGTCCAAACTGATATGGAACCATATCAGAGCAAAGCAGATTGAAGCACAAAAGGGCTGGGAGCCCAAAGTTAATGATGTGGTGAAGTATTACTGGAAGAAAGATGACAGGTGGTATACAGGAACCTTAATTAAAATCCAAGGTAATGTATATCACGTTCAAGATGCAAATGGAACTTACAAATTTGCAAGAAAAGAGATAATGAAAAAGGTGTAAAATGGGAAAAAACCTGTGCAACAAGGAACGAAAAGTAAATGACCCTTACGAAATCTGGATTGGCGTAGGAAAGTTTGAAGGGTGGGAATGGAGAGTTCTTAAAAAGTGGCAAACTCCTGAAAATGAAGTTAAGAATCCCTATGCCAGATGGTTTTGTGCGGTTAAATCTCCCTTTACTTTTGATAGCTGGGAGTATGGAGATACTTATATATCCGATATAGTTCCATACGCAAAAATGATTAAAGGTAAACCTGATTTGCGAAAGGTAATGCGAGAGGGAATGGGGTTAGGGGATATATTTAAGGAGGAAAAATGAAAGAATTTGTAGATGGTTTAAAATGGGGACTTGGTGTAGGAGTTGCGTTATTGATAACTTTTGGAGTTTGGTTTTTGGGTATGTGTATTTGGTTAAATATGGCAGGATAAGGGAGGTGATAAGAATGAGAACTATACATTTGATTAAGGCTAAACATCCGAGAAATGGCATAGTTGAATATGCCAAAGTTCCTTCCAGAACCAATCCTTTTGTTGCTTATTTTGTGTTGAAGCATTCAACTGGAAAGGTAAGTTGTAACTGTGGAGATTACATATTCAACAGACCAAAGCAAGGATGTGCTCATATAAAGTTGGTGCTTGGAAGGATAACCAAAGAGCAATATCTGGAAAAATAATTGGCGGAGGCAAAATGAGAAAAGTGTATCCTATGATGGCGGATTATATTGATAGTAGCGAACTTGATGTTTACCTCAATAGCCCTGCCTATGTAGCAGAAGAGAAGTTTGATGGCTCTCGCTATGTAATGCAGATAACCGATAAGGGAGTTATTCTGCACTCAAGGAGAGAAAGTGTAAAGGGTGGGATGTGCGATAAAACAAATAATGTTCCGCATATTACACAACTGCCTATCTTGAAAAAGTATGTAGGAACTATCTTTGATGGAGAGATAGTTTCTCCTGATTCAAAGTTCTTGAGTGTGATGTCGGTTATGGGAAGTTCTCCAGAAAGGGCTATAGAGACTCAAAAAGAAAATGGCTTGGTTAGTTATATGGTATTTGACATCCTTGAATATGAAGGCAAAAATGTTAGGCTTATGGCATTTCTTCACAGGAGAAATCTTCTTGAAGCCATATTCAAGTCTGGTGATTGGGGCAGTATCAAACTTACTAAGCAGGTTAGGAACAATAAGGGAGAGTATTATAAGAAAATCCTTAAGGAAGGTGGCGAAGGGATAATCCTGAAGAACTGGAACTGTCCGTATATTGATGGAGAAAGACCTAAGAGAAATTGGATTAAGATAAAAAGATTGGAAACCTATGACGGAATAGTTATAGGAGGTCAGGAAGGAAACGGAAAGTATCAGAAAAACCTTGGTGCATTGCTTATTGGGCAGTATATTCAGGGAGAACTCAAAGAAGTAGCCAAGATAAGCGGAATGACGGATGAGCAGAGAAAGAAGTTTTGGGCAAAAATTAAAAGAGGTGAGAAGTGGGTAGTTGAATTTGAGGCACAATCTAAAACTCCCTACTTTCGCTATAGACATCCCAGATATGTGAGAGATAGAAACGATAAAAATTTTAAAGATTGCGTTTTTTAAAAAGGAGGCGGTTGTGGAAAACGGCACTAAAGAGATTTTAAAACAGGCTGGTTTTGGTAAAGCAGTGGATTTAGTTGAAAAAGGTTTATGTCCAATCTGTGAAAAGCCAGTTAATGAAAAAGATTTCAAAGATGAATTAAGTAGAAAAGAGTTTGATATTTCTGGTCTTTGTCAGCCGTGTCAGAATAAGATATTCGTTGAGAGGTAATATGCCTAAATATAAAGAAAGCATTTGTATAATTTGTGGACAGAAAGTCTTTAGAGAGCCAGATAGCCAAGGTTTATTTTGTGGTAAGTTTGATTGTCTGAATAAGTTTGCTGATGAAATAGAGTGTCCAAAGTGCGGAACTCCTATTGCTGAATTTAGCAAAAATGGTATTGGTATGGGTATGGTTACTCAATGGATGTTAGCCTGCCCTAAACATCAGGAAGTAAGATTCAAGAGATTTTCTTTCTGTCCAGATGTAGAAATATGTCCAAAATGTAAAGGTGAAGTAATAGGTGAAATAGATTTAGAATTTCTGAAAGATACTGGTTATTGTTTGCGTTGTGATAGTATTTTGGGTGATATGTTAGCGGAATCAAAGGAAATTATGGATAAGGAAGGCAGTGAGGAGGTGGAAGATGGAGGAGTTTAGAAGGAGACCTGAGAAAGAAATACACATTATCAATGACAACAATCCGCCAAAAAAAGTAATTGAATTATCTGGCTGGATAGCAGCAGAAGTCCATAAAACTCTTATTAAAGAAGGTTTTGATGTAGGGGATTATGCTGTGTGTGTTATGAATTGGACAAGGGGAATTAAAGATAAACAAATCAGAAAAGCAGAGATTATGATTAACTTTTGTTATGGTAAAAAGCCTAAAGATATATTAGGAGGTGATATTAAATGAATGAAACTCTTCTTGATGTTAAAGAGGTAGCGAAAATGCTTAAACTTGATGAGCAAACTATCTATAGGATGGTTGAGAAAGATAAAGATAAATTAAACGGAAATAAACTACCTGCTATGAGAATCGGTGGTGTAATAAGGTTTAAAAGAGAAGATATAGAAGAATGGCTCAAAAACAAGAAAGGCAAATAAATGAATATCATAGATTCGGTTAATAGCCATATAGAACATAGTTGGGAAGGATTGGATTTTCTTATCAGGGATAAGTCTAATTTTCACGCCAGAGATGTAAGTGTTGTATTTAAAAGTAAGTTTGCTAAAGATGAAACAGACCTTCGTAAATTGCATAATCTTGCCACAGAAAAGGTAGAGGGAAAATGTCTAAGAGCCTTATTTTATGACTTTCAAAAACAGGTGGTAACTAATCCTACGGAATCTTCAGGGATTAGAACTATGGATATAGGAAACGCCTGTGAAGATATGGAAAGAGATTATTATAAGAGCTTGGGCATATTCCAATCTGCTCATATCAGAATGTTCAATAAGGATTACCTCATATCAGGAGAAGTTGATAATCTTATTTGGGAATATGAGGATATCCTCCTTCCAGACGGACACTTAAGCGGTAGAGTAAAAATCTGTGAACCAAGAAGATTGATAGGCGTAGAAGTAAAGTCTTTCTGGGGTTATTACGCAGAGAAAGAAATATTGGTTAATGGTATTCCTAAGTGGAATCACGTCCTTCAGGCACTAATCTACTTAGACCACTACAAACCAAACATACCATATTGGCTGTTAGTATATCTTAGCAGGGGTGGCGGAGTAGATACCCCTAATGGCAGAATGTTTGGCAGGCAATTCAAGTTGCAAATAAGCAAGTTAACAGGAGAGATATTTATAGATGGTATGATTGTCAAGGAGTTTAAAATAGAAGACGTGTATGGCAGGTTTAAGAAAGCCCAATTCTTAATTGAGAATAATAAGTTGCCAGATAGGGATTATGTGTATAACTACCCTAAAGATTTGGTTGAACTTAAATACAAGAAAGGAGAAATAGGCAAAAGTGCTTACGGAGATTGGCAGAATGGGAACAAGTATATCAGCGATTGGCAATGCTCGTATTGTGGGTATCTGTATCAATGTTGGAAGGATGTATTTGGAAATACAGTAAGAGGAGCACCTAAAGAGGTTTTAGGTGTAGAAACTAAAATGGAGGCAACGGATTCCACAGATAGTGGAGTTCCGAAAGGATAGGAGGAAGAAGATGGAAGTTAAGAAAAAGAAAGCCGATTTAATTAGGGAAAATATTCAAGAGATAAAGGAATTAAGAACTAAGGGTATGGGTTATAGAAGTTTATCCCATCATTTAAGCAATAAATTAGGCATTAAAATATCAATGGGGCAATTACATTCAATAATGAGAAAGGAGGAAGGAGCAATAGCACATAGCAATGCAATAAAGATTCATTTAAGTCCAGAGCAGGTTAATGCTTTAAGTGAGGATGGTGTTATATCTGTTTCTCAGGCAGGAGTTCATTATGTAATAGAATCAAGGAAATGGTGCTGTAAAAAGTTAAGGAGATATGCCAGATATAGAGGCAAGATAGTGGCTAAGTTTAAAGTCTGTCCTTTCTGTTCTACGAAAAGGTAGGTGAAGATATGTCTATAAATGGACATTTTAGTTGGAAATGGAGCAAGAAAAGTAAGAAAAAAGTAACTGGCAGAAAAATGAGTAAAGATATGAAGATAAAGATTGGCAAGGCTCTCAAGGGTAAAAAGTATTACAAGGAAGAAGTTATTAAGAAACCAATGCCAATTTTAATTTAGGGGGTGATATGATGAAGGTTTCAATAATTGGAGTCAAGGCAGATAAAGTCAATAGAAGACTACGAAGGAGGGTTAGAATGGCTGAAGTTAAGGAAGAAAATATCAATGTGAGTATCAACGGAAATGTTTTACCACAGGAGTTTAATGTATTTGATATTGTGAGCAGGTTTAAAAAGCATTTTGACGAAGTGGAAAAGCACTTTGTTGAGAGGAAAAATGAATTAGAGCAGATTAAGTATGCAATGCTTATCAAAGAACACGTTTTACTTAAAGGAAAGACAGGAACGGCAAAGAGCAAACTTGGTAAATATTGCTTTAACTTTATCAAGGGAGCAAAAACATTTGCTATTCAATTAAGCAAGTTTATGTCAGAGGAGTATCTTTTTGGTGCTATTGATATTACCAAAATGAGAAACGAAGGTAAGGTTGAGCACATAACTACCGATAGCATAATAGATTGCGAGTTTGCCTTTATTGATGAAGTGTTTGATGGGAATGACGCTTTATTGCGTTCTCTTTTGGAAGTGCTTAATGAAAGGAAGTTCACAAGGCATACCCAAAGATTAGACGCAAAGTTGCATACTGCGATACTTACCTCTAATTATGTCAGGGAAGATGAAGCGACTGAAGCCTTTCTTGACAGGATTATGTTTAAATCAGATGTAAAGCCAGTAACAAGCAATAAAAACAGAATGAATATGTATCATACCTTTGTTAAGCACGGAGATAAGGGACATATTCAATTAGGAAAGATTCTTGATGGTAAAGCAGTAACATATGAAGAGTTAGTTAGCCTTGCTAACTTTATATTGAGTGATGCTGTTGAGTTGCCTGAGCCAGTTCTCAAGCTTTATGATTTGATTTTGAGGGAGTATTCAAAGCAACTTAGTTGTTATATCTCTGACAGGAAAGCAAATAAGATGCTCAATATGTTGAAGGCTTCTGCTGTTATGAATGGAAGGAAGAGGGCTAACTTTGATGATATTGAGTCTGTTAAGTTTGCTTTAGTAACCTTGAATAATGACCAACAGGAAGAAGTATTTAGGGCAGTATTTACAAAGCTGATGTCTGATAATGTAAAGTATGAAGGAGTAGTAAATGAGATGGGAGAACTTGAAAAGATATTTAATGTTCTTCTTAAGAGTTCAGACCAAAAGTTAAATCCTAAATCAAAGGAAATCCTTGAGTTAAATGAGGAAGCCCAACTTTTTGAACAGAAAATACTTCAACATAACTTCTGTAATGGAACTGGGTTTAAAGATACTGATGTGAAATTTAGTGAAATAAGGCAGGGAACTGATAGGATAATCAGGGAGATTGCCAAAACCTTAAAACTACAAAATAAGTAGGAGGCGAAATGAGGACAATTGTAACTCCTCTTTCAAAAGAAGAGAAAAAAGCAATCAAGGAAATGGCTGCAAACTCTAAGCTTTCTGATAGGGTAGATATTGTAGAGGATATCTACGGCTTTATGAAACAACCAGAAATGATAGAGGAAGCTGACATTACAGAAGAGTTAATAGATGAGTTTGTAAATGGTAAGTTTGAATATTATATTCCTATGAAACAAAAGGTAAAGGGCAGGATAGACTTCTTTAATAGGATAATGAATCATTCTTATTATGGAAAGTTTAGAGACCTTAATCCAGATGAGGGTGCTTGTATTCTATTGGATATGTTGAATGCCTTTTATAAAGAGAAGAAAGAGCAGGAGAAAGACGGAGGGGGGAAGGGTTCTCACGATGAAGCAATGAGGGAATTTGAGGACATAATCCGCTATGGCAGGGAACTCTTTGATTTGCTTGATGACCCTTGGTTCAGAAAACTTATGGAACAACCTGAATCTGGATGCGGTAGTGGTCAAGATAAGAAACCAGACCAACTTCCTCAAATGGTTAAAAATATGGTTGCAGGTATGGGTAATGTTATCCATATGTATGAGTTATCAAAGAGATTGGAATTTACCATAAGGGCAAGCAAAAAGGGAAAATGGAATGAAGTTCCTTTCCCAGATAACGGTATGGATATCAGCCGTATGAAAAAGATAAGGGACATTACTCAATTACTTCCTTCTCAATTAGCTCTTGATGATGATGTCTTCCTTAAGAAGTTGCTGAGCAAAGAACTACTCAAAAAGAAGTATATGCAAAGACAGGAAAAACGGCAGATACTTTATATGATTGTAGATAGCAGTGGCAGTATGTCTGATAACGTATTAAAGAATATGATGAAAATAGATGTATGCAAGTCTGTAACTATAGCATTGATGAAAAAGATGATAGAGAATGAAGATTTCTTCTATTTTAGATGGTTTACAACAGGAGTAAGTCCTTTGCATAAGATTAAAACTAAAGAAGAGGCAATGGACTTTTTGCCAAAATTAGTTTATGGGCAGAATGCAGATGGAGGAACTAATATACAAAATGCAATAAGGGTTGCTACTGAAGATTTGAAAAGTAAGCAACTTGAACATTGGGATTTGGCTGATATTCTCTTGGTAAGCGATGGAATTGCTGTTGTTAATGTAGAGGAATGTAATAAGATGCTTGAAGGAATAGATATGCACACTATTATGATTACACACGAAAAGCTGGATAAGAACAATGAATTTCATAGTAATATGATTCAGATGTCAAAAAACTTTATGATGACTAACTGTTATGATGAAACAGACGTTGTGGAGATAGCAAATATTTTTACTAAATAGGAGAAGATAATGAACGAAAACGTTAAAAACTTTGCTGATAATCTTAACAATCTTATAGCAAACTCTAAATCAAGGGAAGAGGCAATGGGTAAGCCTTATCTTGAATTGTATGAAAGTGATAGAATGTATAAAAACATCTTTGTTATTTCAAGACAATGGAAGGATACCGAAATAAGTATTGAAAAAGAAAGCGGAAATTATGAGAAAAAAACTATTAAAGCAAGATGGGGATTTAAGGTATTATCTAAAGAAGATAAGAATAAGATGATTACTTTTGCTTTCTATTTTGGTGATGTAGATAATAATGATGACTGGTGGAATAAAAGAAAAGGAGGCACAATAAAGATACCAGTTTCAAAGGAAAAGTTTGAAGAACTTGTTAAGGTAATGGAGTCTTTTGCAAACGCAGCACCAGATGAATTAACTTACTGCCTTCAAGATTATACTAAGTTTTTTGATAAAAAAACGCAACTTCATTATGGTCAGGCAACAAAGCAGATGGAGGTTAAGACTGTCAAATTGAATAAAAAATCAATGAAAAAACTTAAAGAATGGGAGGATAAAAATGGAAACTCAAAGAGAAAAGATAATGGATGAGATAGAGTTTGGGGATTTTGTTTTAAAGTATGAAGAAGAGATAAATAAGATTCAAGATATGATTAGGCAGCCATTTGAAAATGAAGTTAATGCCATTGAAAAACAAATTGGTAATTTAAGTGCTAAGATGGAATTTATATCTTGGTGTTTGGCACGAGCTAAAGAACTTCTTATAAATGCACAACACAGGGCATTAATACCAAAGAGAAAAGATATTACTGATACTGATAGGCGTTTGGCTCTTGATTTTAGCACTTCCAAGGAAACATTGCTTGTTAACTGGCTTGAAGGTGTAGATGAGAAAATAGGCAAATATCTTGATAAATTGCAAAGTGTTCTATCAACAGAAAGAGCCATATATGAGAAGGCAGGATAAATGAAAAAGCATAGAATATTGTATCAGTTAAAGAAGACAAGGTTTCTTAATCCAAAAGTTAGGAGGGGTGGTAATGTTAAAAATAGACGAGATGTGGAAGGAGGGGTATGCCAAGCGGAGTCTACATTAGGACTGCATATCACATAGAGATAAACAGGGAAAGCCATAAAGGGATAACTTCGGCAAATAAAGGTAAGTTTGGCGATAAAAGCTCAAAATGGAAAGGGAAATTTATAAATCATAATGGTTATACTATGGTTTATTGCCCAAACCACCCATATGCTATATCATCAAGAGTGTATCAACATCGTTTAAAAATTGAGAAGTGCATTGGAAGATATTTATTACCTGAAGAAGACACGCACCACTTGAATGGAATAAAAACTGATAACAAGCTTAGAAATCTTATGGCATTTTCTAACCACTCTGCTCATATAAGATTTCATAAAAATCCTAATAATGTTAAAGCAAGAGAAATTATTTTTAATGGGAGGAAGTATGCTAAAAATAACTGAAATGTTCGCATTCATAGCGGAAAATAAAGAAGGAGAAGGAGTTATGGGTGTAGGTAGTCCAATGGGTCTTGTGCCTTTGGTTGGTGCTGATATGACAAGGATTAAGAGCCTTTATCCCATAGCCTTAGATGTTAGCAAGATAACAGGAATACCTTTCAGGGTGGTTAAGTTTACCAATAGACAAGATATTACTGAAGAGGTTAAAAATGCGTATAGTAATGAAAAAAGGTGATTTTAGATTTGGTAAATCACAAAACGGAGTAGTGATAGTATTCAGGAAATCTATACTTGATATAGAAAGGTCTGGATTAAAGTATGAAGACCAAGACGTATCTACGCAGTGGTCTTGTGAAATTTTGAATGGAAAGATAGGTATGGTTCATTTGGAGGTTTGCTGGGATAAGTTTAATGAAGCTGTTATCATTCCTTTTGATGTCAAGGAGCCTGAGATAAGAGTTATATGTAGGCAGGTGGCTACTGATAAAAGGATTAACTTCGCAAATGTAGATTTTCTTGAAGAAGCAGTTGGGGGGATTAGTAAGGGATTATATGCTGAAGTTAATAGAAATCAAGTATTAGATTGGCTTGATGCTGAAGATTCTGGTGCATTTATGAATATCTGGTTTAGGAATAATCCTCAAAGCACTTAGGAGATTAATATGGAATTTACTGTTGATGATTATATTTTAGGTATGTGGTTTGCTGAGGCTCCTAATGGAGACAACTGGCAAATGACAATAATCAAGAGAGATGGTAAGTGGTTAGGAGAATATAGATTCAGATATAAGAAAGATGATAAGGTATGGCATTCAAACGATAGGAAAAGTTTCTATAACTTTAAAATACCAGAAGAAGAAACTGAAGAGGAAGTATTAAAGAAAATGGAAGTATTTTTTGATGTTATCAAAATACAATATCCAAGGGGTGAGTTTATATCAATAAAAGGAGACTTTAATAAGTTTATCTTTAGAATGGCACAAGAGCCTTGGTTTAATATAAAGAAAATATCTCAGGAAGATTTTGAAAAGGAATATGGCAAGGAAGGAGGGCAAGATGGTGAAATATAAATATGTTCCATTAAAGTCTTTATTTAAATCCTATTCTAAAACTCTAATATGGATTTTAAATACTTTGCTTCAATCATTACTTTATTCAATAGCACAAAAACAGGTAACTCTATTTTTTATGGCTTTTGGATTAGGAATGATGTTATCTGATTATATGTGCGAAAGATTGCATAGTAATGAATGGATAAGAAGGCATATTGATGATGAGTTTAATAAGGCTCTGCTTCTAATTGAGGCAGAAAAGATAAAGAATGGAGACTAATATGGAAACATTTCATAGTGAACACGCCTTTGAAATTAAGAAAACCAAAGAACAATTTGGCTTAACGTTTTCTAAGGGTGCTTGGGAAATGATGATGAGTGCTATAGTTCATTGGTTAGGAAAACAAGTATTTGACCACTGGGCTACAAAACATTTGAAAATAAAGATAGTTATTGATGGAGAATACAATCCAGAAGAAAAGCCCAAAAAAGGAGGGGACAATGGTAAAGAAAATTGATTTTAAAAATTACATTGGAGAAGGTGCTGTTAAGATGGAGGAAGCAGATGGCACAAGGAGATGTAGATGTGGTAATAAGATTCTCAAAGGTGAAAAACATACGGTTATTTATTCTCCAAATGGAAGATTTCAACCAAAAAGATATAACTTCTGTAGACAATGTTCTGTAGGCTTGCTTATTGCTGAGAGCCAGAGGTTATTTGATATAGAAACTAAGATGTTTGGACAAGGAGGGGCTTGATGTCAAGAATTAAAGCCAAAAATAGAGGAAAGTGTCCTTATTGTGGAAGTATTGGATTCTGGATGTCTAAGTCAAAACTTGCTTGTGCAATACTCAAAATGATAGGATTCGGCAGTAAGAAGTCTATTTATAGTGATGGAAACTTCTCTAAAGAAGAGATGTTTGCCATCTATGAATACTTAAGAACCATACATTCTTCATAGGAGAAAAATGAAGACTTTTTTGTTTGAGCCTATACTTAATATACCAGAGCAGAAGATTGGTAAATGGGAAATAAAGCATAAATTAATTAAAGCAGGGGAAGAGATAACGATTGTATCTGTTCGTGATGCTATATTTAGTGGTAAGAAATCTCAAAAAGCTATTGTTGATAATCCAATTATTGTCCATCAACTTTATGGAGACGGCGGTTTATGGATGTCAGATAGCCCACAAGAAAATGAAGGGCAAAGAGATATAGTAGAGAAATGCAAAGGTAATGTTTTAATCGGTGGCTTAGGATTAGGTTATATAGCCTCTATGCTTGATAGAAAGAAAAATGTTAAATCTATAACAGTAGTTGAGTTAGAGAAAGATGTTATAAGCCTTGTATGGAAACATTTAAATTTAAAGAAATCTGAAATTATTCATATGGATTTATTTGATTATCTTAAAAGCACCAAAAAGAAGTTTAACTGGGTTTATTATGATATTTGGACTCCAACAGGAGAAGATATACTTTATACTCATATTAGACCTCTGAAGACATTATCTAAGGGCAAGGTTCCATTTAAGCATATTCTTTGTTGGTCTGAAGCCACTATGTTAGGTCAGATGATGTTAAACTTACATACTACTATACAAATAGGATATGATAAACAACTGGGTATTGTAAGATTATCTGAAAAGGAGTTTCAAGATTACTACCATCTTAGTAGGACTACTTGGGCTTATTATAATTGGTTCAGGCAAATGAAACCAGATAATGACTTTGCAGTAATAATGGCTAAACATTATGTTTCTACCTATACGGATTATGATGAGTGGATTAAGATTTGGGGTAAATGGGATAAGAAGGAGGTGAAATTATAATTTAATTAGCACTCTATTTCAGAGAAGGGCAGGAAACTTTAAGAACTACATCATAATGAAAGCCACGGATTCCTGCCCTTACTAATTTTAGGAGGTTAATATGGTGAAGCCAAATGAGAAATTCCATTCCTGTGATTGTGATATGAGATATATCAGAGAAGGAGATAGCACTGAAACCATCAAGGCATTCTTTCAGGCACATCCTTTTATGCTTGGTTTTTTAACTGGATTTATTTTTAAGAAAGGAACGGATACTTTTGCAAAGATTCTCCAAGAAGTTGCAGAAGAAAATTATAGAAAGAAAGGAGGCTGGGGTAATGCCAATAGGAGTGTATAAGAGAACCAAAAAGCATTTAGCGAGATTAAAGAAGCAAATATTGAAATATAGTTTTTCAAAAAGTGGTAGAAAACTATCTTTTACTTCTCGCAAGAAACAAGCTAAAACTATGTTGGGACATACAGTTTCAATAGCCACCCGTAATAAAATCAGAAGAAAGCTTCTTTTGAAAGATGGAACAAGAAGAATCTATAATGGTTATGTTAATGTGTATGACTCTAAGCATCCAAGAAGGAGAAGGGTGTTTGAACATCATCTTATCATAGAGAAATATATTAGAAGATTAATAAGGAAAGGTGAGGAAGGGCATCATATAAATGGCATTAAAACAGATAACCGTCCTCAAAATTTGATGTTATTTCGCAATAAAAGTGCACATACAAGGTTTGAAAATAAATTATTATTAAAGAAATCACCGATTAAGAAGTCAGATATTATATTTGATGGAAGGCTATTGCCTTAAAAAGTATCCAATGAGAATTATGGTAATCCCAAAGGATGGGGAAGGAGATAGTAGGTTAGATTCTGTTCAGTTAGATTATGTTTTGGTAGATTAAATTGAGTTACTTTTAATTTCTTTGTGTTGAATTCTGTTATTTTGTTTTGTGTTGAGTTTAGTTAAGTTGCGTTACGTTGTATTAAATAAAGTTGGAGAAAGGGCAGGTGATAGATTATGTAAATATGTTGAGTTAATTTAAGTTGGTTTCGGTTGGATTAGGTTAAGTTAATTTCGGTCAAGTTAATTTCAGTTCAGCTTTGTTGTGTTAGCTTAATTTCTTTTTGGTTCTGTTAAGCTAATTTTGGTTGGGTTGTGTTATATCTAAAGGGAGGATACAAATGGTGAAGCAAAGTCCAGTAAAGGCAGTTGTTTTAAATGCAATAGATGTAAAATCTTTCAAGGTTTCAGTTGAAGGTATGACTCCATTTATCTCTCATAAATTTAGTGAGAGAAATATGAATCAAATGGAGGAGAAGCAAAGAAAGGAAAATACAAAAGAAAGGAAAGCGAGAATATCTATTGAAGATGAAGTTGCGGATTGTATTCATCGCTTAGATAACGGAAAAGTAGGTTATCCTACTGATGCTTTTTATAATGGTATGCGTGAAGTAGCTCCATATCTTACTAATATGGATAAAAAACTTGTTCAGGGTTCAGTTAAGGTTTCTGGTTCAGACGGTTGTCCGTTAGTAGAGATTAAACACTCTAAACAGGTAACACAAAAAGATTTTGTTAAACTATCATCTGGCGTTGCTGATGTTAGATATAGACCGAGATTTGAGGGATGGAGTTGTGAACTTTTCATTAGATACAACGCTGCCCAAATTTCTCCTGAACAGATTATCACCCTTATAAATCTGGCTGGATTTCATAGAGGAATAGGAGACCATAGACCAGGTTCCCCAAAAAAGCCAGGAGATAACGGGATGTATAGAGTAAAAGAAACTGTAAAATAGGCAACTGAATTTTTGTTTACATTAGGTTTTGTTCGGTTCTGTTGCTTTTGGTTGGTTTCAGTTCCATTATTTTCATTTAAGTTTTGTTGTTTTAAGTTCTGTTGGGTTGAGTTACGTTTTGTTTCGTTGGGTTACGTTCATTTCATTTGGGTTTTTTTGGGTTAAGTGGGCAAGGGTTCAGAGATGGACTCTTGCCCTGTTTTTAAGTTTTTAAGGAGGTATAAATGGTAAAATATAAGGCAAGAGAAGGTTCAATATTTAATGACGAACAGGCAAATATCTATGGTAAATGTGTTGAAAAGATAGAGCAGGAAAAAGGGTCTGTTAAGCCTTTAGATGTTGTTGAGGAAGGGGAAAAGACAGAATCTCCTTTACACGAATACTTTGATTGGGATGATAAATCTGCTGCTGACAAACATAGATTACAACAAGCGAGGTATTTGCTTAATCATTTGATAGTTGAGATTACGATTGAAGGTAAATCTAAAGACCAAAATGCTTTTTTCAGCGTAGATATTGATATAGAGGGTGGTAATAAAGGTTATCTGTCTTTAGGAAAAGCTTTATCTATTCCAATATACAGAGAGCAGGTTTTGGATGTTGCTTTGCGTGAATTGCAATATTGGCAAGATAAGTATAAAGACCTTAAAGAATTAAGCCTTATATTTATAGCGATTAGGAAGATGAGACAGAAGATAAATAAGAAAAAAGGAAAGCCATAATTTTGTAAGTTAGGTTGAGTCGTATTACGTTGGGTTTTGTTTGTATGTGTTGGTTTTGGTTATATTTAGTTCTGTTTTGTTGTGTTGGGTTTCGTTCGGTTATTTAATGAAGAAATGACAGGGAGGAAAAATGAAGTTCAAAAGAGAGTTTTTAATAAGTATTAAGGCAGAAGCGAAAACAGAATTTGGAATCCAGATGATAGAAGAATCAATTTCTGTAATGTTAAACGCTTGGGTATTACATCATCGTAAAGCAAGAGGAAAATCTTCTATTATAAAATTCAATATGATAAAAAAGGAATGTTAAGATGAGCTGCAAATTCAAAGACCCACAAGGCTATTGCGAACAAACCAACGGAGGTGGTTCTATAAAGTGCAAGGATAGAAGGCACTATTGCAATGAGGAGATAGATGTGCATACTTTAAAGGGTGAATGGCTAACAAGAAGGGTCTGGCTTGATGGTAAAGAACTATTCCCAGAGAGAAGCCAGAAGGTCAGAAACCATAGCCCAGATGGCTTTAATTGGAGTTACAACGGTTCTGGACCAGCCCAGTTAGCATTGGCTATTATGCTTGAATGCACAGGCAAAGCAGAAGGCTATCAAGACTTCAAATGGAAGACAATAGCCACTTTACCAAGAGCAGATTTTGAGATAGAATTTGAGTTATAGGAGGATAAATGAAAAGGTTTTGGATTGAGGTGTTTATAAAATTCTTATTGGTTATAACAATCACTTTTACATTGGCTATTTTAATAGTGAAACATAGTAAATAAGGAGAATAAATGAGGCTTATTAAAATACCATTCCCAGTTATGGATATGGTGCCATTTCCAGACTCGGAAGAATTAGAAGTCTTTACTGCTGATAATGGGAAAATAGGCATATTAAAGTCAATTGATAATACTCCTAAATGGGGTAAGTTAAAGCACGTTTCTATCTCAAGGTCAGACCGCTATCCTTCTTGGGAAGAGATACTTGAGATTAAAGAGATGTTATTTGGGGATATAGATGTAATGATGGTTATGCCAAAGAAAGAGGATTATGTTAATGTGCATAAGAACTGTTTTCATCTTTGGCAAACACCTGAAAGATGGGAATTACAATAAGGAGGCTAATGTGGAATTAAGGGAAATGAGTGGTAGATTTAATACCCAAAGAGATGCAAGAAGAATCATTTAGGATAGGAAAGAAAATACACGATTTGATGATTGAATTTCTTGAAGATAAATCTGTGCCTCTTGAAAAAGGTTTATCTAATATTGAAAAGTTGGTAAACGCAAAAACTTCTGTTGGAACAATTAAGGCTACTATACTTTTTAATTCACTTATGTGTAATATCGCTGATTTATTGTGCGGAATATATTATAAAGATGAAGAAAGCGTGATAAAGTTTAAAAATCAATTAGATGAAGTTTTTGAAAGCGTTAAAGAGAATTGTGTAAAGTTGTATAAGATGAGAATAGAGGAAGAATTAAAAAATAAGGGAAGTAGTGGTATAAATTAGGAGGTGAATGTGAGATGTGATGACTTAATTTATAACAAGCCTTGGCTCAAAAAACAAAAGTGCAAAAAGTTCATAGTCCGTCTTTATGATGGATTTGACTATGAATGGATTGATATTACTAAAGCCTTATCCTTGAAAGAAGCAATGAAGGTATGGCGTAAGAAGACAAAAGACGGCATAGAAAAATATAAATATGACCATATAGACTACTTTGATGTATTCCCAGCTGATACTAAGATGGTCTATAGTAGGAGGTGAATATGAATAAGTGTCCATATTTCTCTGTTTATCATAATGGAGGTCATTGTAAATGCGTTCCAGATGAATGTGGTTGTGATGGCAATATCTATTCCTGCGAAAACGTAATGCTTAGAAAGTGTTATGAAGATGATTTATGGGAAGATGGGATAAAGAGCAAATTAAAGGTAATAAAGAATATCATAATGAGGAGTCTTTGGTAGGAAGGAGATACCAATGAGAAGGAAGAATAGCTTTGAAGATGGTCGTTTTAAAAAGGGTTTTGACGAAAGAAGAAATACATCTAAAAGCACCTTTGAGAGTTATGATAAGCGAAGAAATTTAAACAGAGATTCATTAGGCAGGTTTTGTGCGATAGGAGCATACTATGGTTAACTATCAGGCATACGGAAACACACCTCTTTCAGAATTATTCGGTAAAGAGAACGCAGAGAAGCTACTTAAGGGTATGAATCTCTGCAAATCCATAGCTGTTAAATTAGGAGCTGAATATAATCCACCTTACATCTGGAATAAGAATATGCCAGATAGTTGGTGTAAGATTATAGCCACCGCTGTTATAGATAAAGTAGACGCAGATATTAACTGGAAGCCAGATGAAGCATTTATAGATAAGTTGAGGAAGGAGTTAAGAGATGTTTGAGTTTTTCAATCCCAAAAGAAGAGAATTAAGCAGGGTAAAGTCTTGGTTTATAAAACCGCATAGGGTAAGGCAGATATACACAAGACCAGATGGTTCTAAATACCCTGATTGTTGTGATTGTCAAAAGGTATTTGAATATGGTGATTTAGCCTTCTATTGCATCACTTCTCCTATAAGGATAGTTGGATATTCTGCCGTTGGAAAACTATGTTTTAAGTGCGGGATTATAAGGCTGGCTAAGATAACTTCCAAGAATCAACTTTCTCAATTACAAATGTTAGAATTAGAATACAAGGGAGCATAAGATGAGAATAGCGATTAATCACGAAAGAGCTGGTATCATTTTCTTTAAAGGAGGTTATCACGCATATTGGATTCGGTATAGCAATGGCTTGAAGTATATAAATGATAAATATAAGAATATGTGGTGTAAGCCAAAGTTTGAGAAATGCGACTTAAGACCATTAATTAAAAATGGTATCGTAGGTCATTTATAAGGAGGTGAATATGCCAAATGAATTGTTTATTCATTCCAGATGTTGTGAAGCTCATTGGGAGTTAGTTGTGGTAGGCAATAAATATGAATTACAATGTGAAAAATGTGGTAAACCAATAGGAAATAGTATTAAGATTAAGGGTCCCAATATGTCAAAATGTGGGTGTGAAATCTGCAATAGAAAACGTATAGCAAATTCAAATTAGGAGTAAACGATGAAATTTAAGGATTACTTTGGCGAGAAGCAATGTGATAATATAAGGAAGCAAATTGAAGAAGCATTTGAATGTGATGAAGCTGTGTTTATCATCATAGGAACCATAAAAGGAGATAAAAGAGATTTAACCGATTCTTATATGGGTGTTTGTGATAAATGTGTATTACAGGCTGTTGAATATTCTGTCAAAGATGCAAAAAAGAAAGGTTTATTGGTGGATGAAAAATTAAGTTGTTTTGGAAGGTTCAATTGGAATTAGGAGGAAGTAATGGGAGAGTGTAAAACGTGCTATTTCCACGAAAAGGGTTGGTGTGATAAATTTAACTTCCTAATAAAGATGAGACCTAAAGGACGTTGTGATTCTTACCACAATAACTATGATATTGACTTTGTTATAAAATGCAGGAGGAAGAAGAGATGAGGAATTTAGAATATGCACCAAGATATAGTGCAAAATATAAGTTTTGGCATAGTAGTCGCATTGAATATAAACAAAAATATATGCAATTTGAAAAGAATAAAATCAAGCATTGTTTACAACAACAAAAGTGTTATGCTGAAAATCCAGAACTTTATTTAGAAAAGAATAAACGCTGGAATAAAGAAAATGCTCAAAAGCATAATGAACAAAGTAAGAAGTCTTATCATTCAAAAAGGAAGGAGTAAGATGAAAACTAAAGCGATAACTTGGCAAATACATATTCAAAAAACAAATGGGAAATGGATACCAGTATGTGCAGATTTTGGTCTTGCAATACCAGATAAATTGATAGAAGAAATAGGTTCTTGGTTATCTAAATGGTATGATATTAACCCAAATTATATGTTTAAAAAAAGGGAGAAGAAATGAAATATAATTTTTATCCTTTTGATTATAAGAACTTTCTTATTGTAAGGGGTAATAAGTCTGTAATTAAAACAAAAGGCTATCCTATACCAGAAGATATCGGTTTAGAATCTAAATATCTTAAACAAATGAGGGAAGGTCATTTCTGTGGTTATGTTGCAATGCCTAAATGGAAGATACCTTGGCAATGGTGGTCTCATTATGACGCTGATGGGTTGCAGTATCTTTCTATACACGGAGGCATTACTTATTGCCATACAGAAAGTAGGTTTTGGATTACTGGTTGTCTATTGAAGATACTTTTACACGCAAGCAATAATATTGAGAAATTTATCCTAAACAGAATTAAAGATAAAAAACGCAAAAATAGAACCTTATTTTTTAAAGATGATTTTCCTGTTATGCCAAATTCTATGAAAGTATCTATTTTCTTTATGCGATTTATAAACCCTTTTATAGAGAGAATATTGGGAGATTTGGTAGTCTTTGGCTTTGATTGTGCACACGCAGGTGATGAAGAAGATGAGAGGTTCGGAGACCATCAGGTTGTTATGCTATTAACCGAGCAGATGGAAAGGCAACTTTTAGACTTTGCTAAGGTATATAGGAAATGGTTTAATTCTTCAAGAGATGAACGTATGGCTATTATGGATAAGATAAGGTTAGGGGAGAAGTTTAACACAGGATTAGGATTGGGTGCTATGCTTGATATGTTTAGTGGTGGTAAAGACTTTGGGAAAGCAAGCAAAAATAAAGAAGTCAGGGAAATCAGACGTATGTGGAGAGCAAGAAAGATTGAGAGGAAGAAAAATGAGAGAGTTAAAAAACAAAGAAAAGGTTAAGATATTCTGTCTGATATGCTTTCTTGTGCTTATGGAGAATGATGAAGGAATATTCAAGAAACATTATGATTATGTATTGGAAAAGTATGACAGAATATATAATGCTTATTTGATGTATAACTCTCTACATATGTCGTTGAGACATCTTGTAATTTCTTATGGAAGGTCTTGGGGAATAGACCTTGAAAAACTTATAGTCCAGATGGAGGTAGATTGTATTGTTCTTTCAAGAACGGAATTTGACAAAAAATATACTTGGGAGGATTAAATGGAAGATAAAGAACTTGAAAAACTTCAGAAATGTGTTAAGGAAAACGCAGAAAAGATTTCTGGTTGTAAAATATTCACAGCCATATTTACAGAAAACTATCTAAAAGAAGCATATCCTGTTTTGCAAATGACAATAGCCATTATGTTAGATAAACCTATTTATCTTCTTGTGGAAGAGGGTTATATGCCAAATGGCAAAATACTGAAGATTTGTGATGGCTGGGAGTTCTTTAAACGAGGTGATGAAAAATCATTAGGAGAAGCCACAAAGAGATTATTAGAAATGGCTAAATTAAACGGACACTTCAAGGAGGTATAAATGCCTAAATATATTATCGGCTTTTGGTATGAGGTAAATGGTAGAACAGAAGTAGAGGCAAAATCTTTAAAGGAAGCGGAAATGAAAATTAAAGAAAAACTCGCTTATTCAGGATTAGATGACTTAAAGAATGTAGATTATACAGATAGAAATTACGGAATATGTTAAGGAGGTTAAGATGCCTAAATGTCCAGAGTGTAAAGAAGAAATAGACTATTTGAAAAACGTTCAGAATATTTGGATTAGCACTCCCTTGTCTCTGAATAAAAAAGGTCAGGCAATTTATGACCATAAGCAAAGAGATGAATGGGAAGGTGATGAGGTAGGAACTTGGAACTGTCCAGAATGCGATAAAGAATTATTTACAGATGAAGATGAAGCAATCAAATTTTTAAAAGGAGTATAAAGTGCAAAAATGTCAGGTATGTAATTATAGTTTTCCTAATTGTTTGATTAACCCTTTTATTTCTGGAAGGGGAAATATACCTAAATGTTGCCCTATTTGTGCTTTGAATGCGAGAAATAAGATGACTGGGCTTCCAAAAAGCACTAAATTCACAGGAACGACTGCTGGTAGGATGTGGAGAGTGGCAGTCAGGTATGCTAAAAGGAAGGGATATAAAATTGCCTAAAATTGCCTAAAGAAATATAAAACAAGGGTTGTAAAGAAGTCAGAAGAGAAAATAGGCAAAAATAATTCTTGACAAAAATATAAAAATGATATATTATAACTGTTAGAAAGTTCGCTGAGAATCCCTATTTAGAAAAGGAGGTGGAGAATGGCGAAAACAGTTATAAAATATGAGGTGGTTGTTTCTTTATTGAATGGCAGAGATACAGATATTTTTATAGCCGATAAATATAAGGTGCAACCAGACGGACTCGTAAAGTGTGAAGGAACTTATCGCAGGAAGAAAAGGCAACAAATAATGTATTTCCCACTTACAAGTATCTCCTCAATAGAAGAGTATGAAGTGGATTCTGGTGCTGAAGTCAAAGAAAAAGAAGAGGTCTAAAATTTAAAGGGGGTATAAACTGCCCCCCTTTCTTATTTGAGGAGGTTCTAAATGTTAATTAAAGCCAAAGATATTCCAAATTCAATAGGTTTAGCAGGAAACATTTCCGTAAGTGGCAAAATAATCAGGGTATTTGATAGGAAGTCTGGGGAAAGCGATAAAGGTAAATGGGCTTTCCAAAATATCATTGTTCAAGATGATACGGGAGAGTTTACAGTTTGTTTAAAAAATAGAGATGAAGAGATGAAGTCTACTGACGTTGATAGGCTTGCTACCTTTAACTCTTCTGAAACAAAAAACGGAATTATGGGTGTCAAAATTGAAAAAGACACCTATAAAGACAAGGATAACCAAGAGAAAACTTCTATCAAAGTTATAGTTACGAGAAGTGCCAAAATAGACTTTGATAGCGAGGTTGTTAAGGAAGCTTCCAAGACAACAGAAGAGGAAGTAGAGGTTGAACCAGCTGTGGAATTAGACCTTGACCAATTGCGTAAAGACACCATTAAGACAACTCTTGATGCTTGGAAAGATGCAATAGGTTTAAATGATATACCAATTGACAATCCCAAGTATTATGAGATACTTAATTCTGTTATTCTTGCTTGTGGTAGAAATGCCGACACCTTGTTTATAGCCAAGAAAGGCGGTAAGTAATGGAAAAATTAGCCAAAAGAAACGATACAGAAATAAGAGTATCAGTAACAGAATATAAAGGTAAGGCTTATGTAGATATTAGAGAGTGGCATTGCACAGAAGATAACCCTGAGTTTAAACCTACCAAAAAGGGAGTTACTATCCCATTAAATCTTTGGGATGAGTTTGCAAGTATAGTTTCCAACGTAGATATAAAGAAGGTTGACAAAGGAGAAGAAATAGAGTAGGAGGTAAGTATGGGAAAAGACCTGCAAGAATATCTCATAAAGATACTTGGTGCAAGAACTATATGTTTCAATGAAAAGTTGCGTTATATGCTTAATAGCGTAAATTCAGCAATATTCTTGCATAAACTCTTGTGGTGGTATGGTAAAAGCGGAGACCCTGAATGGATTTTCAAGACCGCTGAGGAATGTGAAGAAGAAACTACCCTTACTACCTCTCAACAAGATACTGCTATCAAAAAGCTCGTAGATTTAGGCATTATTGAATATAAGGTAAAGGGAATACCACCTATAAGGCATTTTAAGCTTAATAAAGATAAGATAATAGAATGTTGCCTTAAATATACGGAATCCCTAAATCCATCTGGTCAAAACAACGGAATCAATTTAGTGAAAAGCGAAGTTGAAAATGGCGAAAAGGAGATTTCGGAAGTTCACTAAATCTTTTTTGTCAAAAACCGAAAACTATTTGGCTAAAACCCTAAATCTTATACAATAGAATACTCCAATAGAAGACATACAATACTTTATCTTTTATTAAAGATAAAGCTTTTAATAAAAGATACCAAAAAGCAGGTTTTGACTTGAAAAACCTTTTTAATATAAGTAAAAGAACTGCAATTGAGAAAGAGAATACCACTACCCAATTGCAGTCTTTTTATTGTAGAGGGATTAGTTTAGGGATAGGATTTAGATATGACAGAGCTTTTCAGAAAAACAGATATAATCGTGTCGCAGGACAAGTCAAGAAAGTTGTCAGATAAGCAATGGCTGGCTATCAAGAGAGATAGAGTAATCAAATACTTCTGTGAGGCTTGGAAGAAGAAATACAGCATAATCTATGTAATCCCGCCAAAGTCTTTTATGACAGTTGAAAAACCCATATCAGATGCTTTGGCAAGCAACTACACCCCAGAAATGCTTTGCCAAGCCATAGATTCTTACCTTTCAAATGAGTTTGTGGGCTATGTGGAGAATAGCCATCCTATCAGATTTTTTACCAAAGACATTACCAGATGGGTTATGCAGAGCAAGAAAGACATCAAGATAAAGGAAACCAAACCTGAAACTGATTTGGTTAGGGAACTCAATTTCAAATATGGGATTATCAAAAGGGGAGACAGTTATCTTGATGAGGAAGGCAATGTTTATGTAGATGCTCCATCAGCAATAAAGGCAGTAGAAAAGAGGAGAGGGAACCTTGGAAAAACTATTTAACTGGATAAAGTTTATATTGGGGATTATTTTTACAGCCATAGGTATATCTTTATATGCTTTGTTCCTATTCGTGGATTCTATAATATTTGGGATAAGAAGCGGTGCAAAATATTTCTGCGAAGGAGGTGAATTTGCTTATAAAGGAGTTTGAGCAAAAGAAGGCAGAGCTTCGTAGCCACCTTAAAGACTATCTTCAAATGATGGGTAGGAAGTTAGATAATAATTCTTGCCAATGCCCTAATGGTGTAGAGCATAAGCACGATGATGCTCATATGTCCTGTGGTATCACGGATGACGAGATGAACTTCCACTGTATGATGTGTGATGCCAAGGGAGACATCTTTAGTGCTGCTAACTACATTGAGAATAAGCCACTTGTGGGAGAAGAGTTTATAACAGAGAACTTTATGTATTTGGCTAAACTCTTCAATGTATCTTACGAATTGGAAGAGATAAGCGAAGAGGAAAAGCAGATACAAAAGGTTTATCTGATATATGACAGAGCTAAGGAGATACTCAAGAAGAATTTTGTGGTAAGCAAGGATTGTAAAGAATATGCCAAAAAAAGAGGCTGGGAGAAGTTAGAGAATGATTTTGAATTTGGTTCTTGCGAGAGTTATGACAAGATGATAGGTTTGCTTGAGAAAGAATTTGATAGGCAGTCTTTGTTAAAGGCAGGTATTTATCACAAGGACTTATTCCAAGATAGGTTTATTATTCCAATAAGAGATACAAGTGGTAGGGTTTGTGCCTTTGGTTCACGTTCTATGGCTGACCAAGGTAGGTATATCAATTCCAAGACAAATCTAATTTATGACAAGTCAAGCACGCTTTATAATCTTAATAGTGCAAGGAAAGTTAGCACTTCTGTATATTTAGTGGAAGGCTTTGCTGATTGCCTGACTATGATTAAGCACGGCTTACAGAACGTTGTTGCTGTAGGTGGCACGTCCTTTACAGCCAAGCAGTATGAATTGTTGATTAGGAACAGAATCAGGAAGGCGGTCTTATGCTTTGACAATGATGAGGCAGGTATACAGGCTCTTGATAAGGCATTAACCAAAGTGATAGGCAATAAGAAGGATATGCTTATCTATATTAAGGAGATTGTAGATGCCAAAGACCCTGATGAGTTTATCAATAAGTTTGGTGTAGATAAGTTCGTAGAACTTTCAGAATTAACTGTATTTGAATGGCGATTAAGGAAATTTGCCTTTGCACATTCCGAAATATTAAAGAGCCAAATCCTTGAAGATATTATCAATGAGACTTCCTATATTGAAAGGGATAGGATGTGTGATAAGTTTTCAAAGGAAACAAATATAAGACTTGAAACAGTCCAGAAGGAAGTGCAAAGACTTGAACTCATAAAGAAAGAGCAATTAGATATTACTACAACCGATATTATCAAAGAAGAAACCGAATTTGAGAAGAAGGTCAATGAATTTGAAGAATGGGTTTTCTCACGCAAGACAGAATTATTGGGTATGCCTTGCGGTTTCCCAAGGTTAACAGAGGCTTTAGATGGTATACAAAATGGCTTATATTTGGTAGGTGGAAGACCGAATATTGGGAAAACATCTTTTAATCTACAGCTGGCTTATAACCTTGCCTTGAATAATGAAAAGGTTTTCTGTTTGATATGGTCAATAGATGATAACCTGAAAAAAGTTATACCAAGGTTAGTAGCTACTGAATGCGGGATACCAATTAACATAGTGTCTAATCCTGTCCATAAGTTAAAACCAGAGTATGGATATGCACCTGAGTTGATTAAGGATATGATGAATAAGAGAGAGCAAGCCATTAACCGCTTAAAATCACTTTCTAAACGTTTCCTAATCAAAGATATAAGTAGTGGTAATAGCGTAGAAGCAATTGAGAAATCTGTTATGACTTGCAGGGCTATTACCAAAACAGAAAATATGCAGTTAGTATTGGTAATAGACAACTTTCATAAATTGACTACGGATAAATATATGACAGACACAAGGGCGAAGTTTACCTATCTGTCAGAGCAGATTAAGAGAATATCAAATGTATATGATGCTCCTGTAATATGCACAGTTGAGTTGAGAAAATCAGAAAACATAAGACCGCTGGAAGATGATATCAAAGAAACAGTTGATTTGGTATATGATGCAGATTGCATACTCTTGCTACATAATGAGGTGCATAGGTTAGGTGAGTATGAGAGCAAAATCTTCTTTGTGGATGAGCAGGGTAATAAGAAGCCCATATTGGAAGTAGATGTTTGTAAGAACAAAACCAGTTCTTTTAAAGGAGAATTATTTTTTAGGTTTTATACAGAGTTAAGCAGGGTAGTAGAGTGCGACCAATATGAATCACGAAAGATAAAAGGTATCTTATTGGGGATTCCAGAAGAAACTGCACAGAAAGGCAGGGAAAATGGGTGAAGGGCTTGATAAGACAATATCTTTAATAGAGAAAAAGTTCGGTAAAGGTTCTATCGCTTTGGCGAGTAAATTCAAAGGATTGGATATTAAGAGACTGCCAACTGGAAGTTTTAGTATGGATTTGGAAACTGGCGGTGGCTATCCTTTAAGTAGGATAGTAGAGATGTATGGCGAGTTGAGTTCTGGTAAGACAACCTGTGCGTTGAAGGCAGTTGCAGAGATACAAAAGACAAAAAGAAAGGCAGTATGGGTTGATGCTGAAGGCGTATTTCATAATGACTGGGCAAAAACTTTAGGTGTTAATATTGAAGAGTTGTTTATAGTAAAGGCTGAAACTGCCGAAAGAATGTTAGATATAGCAGATGCGGTTGTCAGGTCTAAAGACTGCGGTTTGCTGGTTATAGATAGTGTTGCTGCTTTAATGCCTTTGGCAGAAGAAGAAGTGCCTATGGAAGACACAGAAACTTTGGGTGATAGAGCCAGAATGATGAACAGGTTTATGAGAAAACTTCATAGTGCCTTAAATATGCGTGAAGATGAAGTTCCAAATGAATGTTTGGTAATGCTCATCAACCAGACAAGAGATGCTATTGGGAAGTATGGCGACCCTACAACAACTACAGGTGGAAAAGGCATTGGGTTTGGTTCAAGCCTTAGAATCCATTTGAGAAGGAAAGATTGGATAAAAGAGGGTAGTGGTGATAAAGAAAGGGTTGTAGGACAGATTATAAAGTTTAGGACTACCAAATCAAAGGTATTCTCTCCTTATAGAGATGGGGAGTTTGACTTCTATTTTGAGGATGCCTACGGCTTGAAAAAGGGAGAAATAGACAGAGTTAAGGAAGTAATCAATTATGGGATATTCTACAATATAATCAAGCAGGGCGGTTCTTTCTTTAGTTATGAAACCCATAAGTTTCAAGGCAGAGAAAAACTTTATGAGTTCTTTAAAGACAATACCAAAGAGGCTGTTAAGATTAAAACAGAAATTATGGAGATAGCACTCAGGAGTGTTTAAATGCAACTTAAAAAAGTGAAGAAATGGTCTAAGATACTTTATACTTCTCCTTGTTATGGTTTTGAGATAAAAGAACAATTAGTAAAATATAGTTCAAGTCCTTTATTTGGTCATTTTCATAATGATAAAAGAAGTTATAAGATTAAAATCATTGTTGAACAACTCCTTCAGCCGAAAGCGAGTCTTAAATGCCATTAAAAAAATCTTCTGGACAGATGTATTCTTGGGTTGATTATGTCCATAGCCATTTAGGTGGAGAATGTCCGCATAGATGTAGTTATTGTTATGTTCAAAGGAATAGGTTTGGGGTAAGCCCAAGATACAAAGGTGAGTTAAGACCTATCTATCAAGAGTTTAAAGTTGAGTATGGTTATGGTAGGACTATCTTCATAGAGCATATGAATGATATGTTTGCCAATGAGATTGACAGCTATTGGATAATAAACATACTTGAACATTGTAGGAAGTATCCTTCAAATACTTATGTGTTTCAGACCAAAAATCCTTCAAGGGCTTTTGATTTTATATCTCATTTCCCAGAGAAGTTTGTGATTGGGACTACTATTGAAAGTAATAGGCTGTATGAAAACATTACCAAAGCCCCTGAGCCAGTATTGAGATTTATGGGTTTGATGTTGTTCAAGGCAAGAAAGGTTTTGGGAGGGAAAAATATGGAGATTTTTATAACCCTTGAGCCTATATTAGATTTTGATGTGGACGCTTTGATAGAATGGTTTAGAACTTTACAACCTGACTTTATCAATATAGGTGCTGATTCCAAAAATTGCCACTTACCAGAGCCTTCCAAAGAGAAGATTTTGGAGCTTATGTCTAAGTGCGGAGAGCATAATATTCCCATTAGAAAGAAAGTTAACCTAACAAGGATAATAGGAGGATAAAATGGAGCCAAGAGGAGATGAAGGTGAAGTTTTAATTGCAATAACAATAGCGAAAGATAAGGAGCATTGTATAATTGAATTTCCTAAGCCAGTAGCTTGGATAGGATTGCATAAGGATGGAGTTGAGAAACTTATCAAAACTCTGCAAGAGAAAGTTTCCGAAATGGAGCAAAATAGTGAGAAAGTGTAGAGAATCTGGTTGTGAGACAATATTGCGTCATTCAAATATAGGGCGTTATTGCAGCGTTCATCAGTATAAAAGAAAAGAGAAGGTATTGGATAAAAAATCTTTGCCTGAAGAGAAAAAATCCAATAAATGGAAACAACTGACTAATTGGGAAGATGACATTAAGAAAATAATGCACGCAACAGAAACATTTAAAAAAGATAATTGGGTTATATGCAAAAAAAGAGTAAAGATTATTGAAGGCGTAAATCATAAAGGTAAACTTAAAAAAGAAGTTGATAAAGAATATTCTTATTATAAGTATGCTGTATTTGTCAGGACAGAAAAGGGAAAGTATCTGAATAAAAATAATATTGTAAAATGTCAGGGTAAATAAATGAATCATTATAGAGCAAGAACTTTAATCCCAGGATGGAAGGTAGATAAATCTTTATCAGGTAAAACTCTCGTAGCCGTTCCAGAAGAATCCCTGAAAAGAAGCAAGGCAGTTGAATATAATAGGCAAATTATGGTTGTTAGCGGAGAACCTTTGTGGAAAATAAAGTTCAAAGACAAATATAATAGGGATAAAGAATATACCCTGCTTTATTATGAATGGATACCCAAGATTGAAGGAGATTTATTCAAATGACAATAAAATGGCTTGAAAAAGATAATAGGCAAAGAAAATCAAAAATGCAAGAAAGAAGAACAGCCAAAAAATTATCAGGCAGGGTTCAGGCTGGCTCTGGAATGTTTCAAGGTGCAAAGGGTGATGTAAGGACAGATATAGAACTCATTGAAAACAAAAGGACAGATAAAAGCCAAATTACTATTAAGAAATCTTGGCTTGAGAAGATAAGGAGAGAAGCTATAAAAGATAATAGAATACCTGTATTGTCAATTGAAATAGGTGGTAAGAATTACTATATTATTGAGGAGTGCTATTATGGAAACTAAAGCAAAGATTGAAGAGAAGGTTATAAAGGGTAAATTTGTAAGTGTAACGCTTACGCCAGAGAATGCCAATAGAATAGTGGAAGTATTGAATTCTTTACTTAAAAAGACCAAACCAGATAGATATGAAGAATTTATTATAAAAGACCTGATGCAAGCCCTTGAAAGTCCTGACAAGGCAGAAGAACCTATTAAGATATTAAGCCCTCATCCCGTAATAGAGGAAGGGAAGAAGGAAACGAAGGTAGAAAAGAGGGAAGAGAATGAGTTGGTAGGTTTGATTTCATCTGAAGATAAAGTTAAAGCTATAGAGCAGGTAAAGAAAAGATTAGACCCTAAGAACGAAAAACCAATGCAGGTCTTTATTCAGGAAAGCATAACATTTGGGCAAAAGCAATTTAAGATTCAAACAAGACCTAAATCAAATACAGTGGAGGATTTCTTTGACTGGTTATGTGAAAATAATATCATTGATACTGCTGGCAATCCTATTCCTAAGCGTTAGATTTGGGATGTTTAAGATTACAGGTTATTGTCCTTGTCAAAAGTGTAGCGGTAAGTGGGGAAGGTTTACCCATACAGGTATTTTAGCCAAAAAAGGTGTTTGTGCAGTAGATACAAAAGTAATACCATTTCATAGTGTAGTGTTTGTATCTGGATTAGGTATGTTTGAAGCAGAAGACACAGGAGCAAAGGTTAAAGATAAACATATAGATATATTCTTTAACAACCACGAAGATGCGGTTAATTTTGGTATCAAGAGGAGGTTTGTGATATGGCTGATATAAGAGAATGTTTTTGGATTGATAATAAGACCTGCCCTTATTTACAGAATGTAAATATAATACAGGATGGAAGCAATTATGTTATGGGTGTTGATAAAATAGATACTGCTATGTTGGAACATTTTTCTATCAGTGAAATATGTTCTAATTGTCTTATGGCAACATATATTAAAGTTAGGAGTAGGGTATGACAGAAGTTATTGCTAAGGAAATAATAAAGCGTGTTAAATGTAAGGAATGTCAGAGATTTAAAGAGAGAATATGTCTATGGTTTGAAAGAAAGCGGTCAACTGGCAAAAAAAGAATATGTAATTATTTCTCTAAAAAGTTTATAGTTAAAAGAAACATACCTTCAGCACCTAAGCCATTGAGCAAAGAAGAAAGTCGTAAGCAAAGACAAAGAGATATAGAAAACTTGGCTATGTTGAATGATGTAAAAAGGAATTACGAACAAAAGAAGTTGTTAGATGTAGCATTAAGACAGCAAGAGCATAAGACAGAATTTATTAAATTAAAAAAGCCAAATATATTTAAACGTATTTTTAGAAAGATATGGCATTAGCAATTTTAATATTGCTTTCTTTGTTAATACTTTTAACCTTACAAAATCAAAGGGCTAAGGTAAGGAAGTGCCAATCTATGAGTTGTGGGCATAACATTAAAGGCAGGTGTAAGTTAATAGAGATAGATATTTATGACAATGGAGCTTTGGGAATTTGTTTATGGCATACTTCTTCTATGGATAAGAGAGTTTTAGAGCCTTATAAACAAGGCAGAGAAATCGGCAAAAAAGATGGCGAGATAAAGATATTAGATAACTTAATCAAAGGAATGGAAGACAATCAGGCAGTTAAAGACCCTAAGAGGTTTGCAGAATGGATGAAAAAGCATTTAAAAGACCAGAAGTAGATGACTTCTTAAACAGATACCATAAGTTTATTACTCAACTTGAAATAATACGCAAGGAAAGGGAAAACAGAAAAGAAAATGACCCTGACTTAGAAATGATGAATTGGAGGTTTATAAAAACTTGTATTAACCCAATGGAAGAGGCTTGGGCGAAGTTAACTGATAAGGAGAAGGAATGCCTGATACCCATATTGCTCCAAAAGAAAAAGTTGGATACTGTCAAAGATGCGGAAGATGTTGTCAAGGAAAGTTCCTATGGGAATCATTTAACGAAGAAGAAAGAAAGCAGTTAAAACATATATTTGATATGTTTAGTGTTGACCCAAGTAAGTTAAAATGTCCAAAACTTGAATATAGAGGTGGTGTTGCAGTATGTTTAGATTATGTTAACAGACCGCAGTTTTGTAAGGACTTTCCATCTTCAGAAAAGGATTCAATAGAGGGATGTGGGTTTAAGTTTGAGGAAAAGAAATGAAGAAAGAGATATGCCGAGAGTGTGGTAAAAGCGTAAGGATGGGAAGTGGAAGGTTTGTAAATAGGGTAGTTGATTTAGATACTGGAGAATATACCTGCGAAGAGTGTGATATAAAATTGAGAGGAAAAGATGAATAAGAAATATGAACAATTTTGTTTAGAGTCAAATCGCATTGAAGGTGAAGATAGAATAAATCCTGGCGACATTAGGACAGTAGAATATGTTCTTGAAGAAATAGATATATCAAATGAATCCGATATTTTGTATATTCACGAAATTATAGGTAAATATCTTAAGAAACATTGGGTTGGGAAACTTAGAAAAGTTGATGTCCAAGTTGGTCTCTTTCTACCGCCAAGTTATACAGAAGTTCCAAGGTTAATGAATGACTTCGTAAAAAAACTTCCTAAAATGGATTCTTGGGAAGCCCATAATGAATTTGAGAAAATACATCCATTCCAAGACCTAAATGGTAGGGTAGGTAGGTTGATTTGGTTAAGTAAAGCAGTAGTAAGGGAAGGATATAAATTTAATATATCTTTTTTACAATGTTTTTACTACCAAACTTTACAACACTATGAAAATGGAGGTGTAAAATGAGTATAAAAGATATTATCAATTGGATAAAGGGCAAAAGAAAAAAAGCCGTTAAACTGTTTTACAATACTCAGATGAGTGAACCAGACCAGCCGAGAGCAGCGGACAACTCTCTTTATACTTGGCAACAAGATTCTAAATCACCGCCACAAGATAATAGGAAAGAAGTAAAACCTAAAGATGTTCTTTCTGAAATATTCTGTAAAGATGATGAGATACAGGTTGATTTGACCAATCTCAAAGAGAAGATTAAGGCAATCCAGAAAAGGCGTGATTTTATGAAGGAAGAATTGAATTTGACTGCTGGTGATGAAGATAGGGCTTTAAGTTATCTTGAGGCAAGATTTCTCTATACTAAAATAAAGGCAAGGTTTACTTGGAAGGTTACTACCAAGCAGAAAGTCAAAGAATTAACTGATAAATATAAATTACAAGTCGCATCTTTGAATAGTTATCAGAAATGCGTTCCTACAGAAGCCCTTGATGAGATAGAGAAGTTCCTCAATGTGTATAGGCAAGTAAGCAACTTTAAGAATAGCCTGATAAAAGAACCCATTATCCAATTGATAGTTGATGTTGGTGGTGCTGAACATAGAAAAGACCCTATTATCCTTGCCAGCTCTCCATTTGGAGACTTCTGGTATGTTTTAGGAGCCTGGGACAAAGAGGTCGCTATAGTTGATGAATTATTCCTAAGATGAAGCCTACAATTAAAAACAGGATTAAACTCTGGTGGCATTGCTTAATACATTTACATAGAGAAGTGAGGGTTGGAAAAGGAAATGCTTTTTGGTTTATTATAACAAGTATTAGTTGTTCCGATTGTGATTATGGAAGTGAATAGATTGCGGGGTAGTGGAGTAGAACCACGCCTGCCTTATAAACAGGAAATCGTGAGTGCAAATTCCACCCCCGCTAATGTAAAGGAAAATAATGAAACTTAAACAAAGAGAATTATGCCATAATTGCAATAAAGAAGTAGATTTTGAATTTGATGATGTTACTGTCAAGCAAGTTATTATTTGTCCTAATTGTGGACACGAACATTGGAGAGAGTTAGATGAAGGAACGATTATAAATATTAGGGCATTTATGGGAGATAGACTTTACATTGCCGAACCCATAGACCATATTTGTATGATGCAAGAAGATGTAGTAGCTTCAACGCCAATTGAATATAAGACATTTAAAGTAATCGGACAAACTGCTGATGGAAGACCTATCATAGAAAAGACAGAAGAAACAATAAATGGTATTTCTACCGAACAAACTAAGAGAGTGTCTGAGAGAAGGTGGGGTAGGGATAGAAAACAAGGAGGTTAAAATGGGGCGAAGATATGCTTATTTTTGCGATGAATGTAAAAGAGATTTCGGTGATAAAAGTCATTTAAACATCAAAACATTTAATACAAGCAGTCCTTTGTTTATATCTTTTTATGATTCCAAGCTTAAAGATTGGAAACAAAGACCAGTTACCTTTCCATCTGGAAACAGTGAATCTCATTTTTGCGATATAAACTGTTTGAAGAGTTATGTAGAAAAAAGGGTGAAGCTTATATTGGAGCAAATTAAAAAGGGGGCATAATGGCAGAAAAGGTATATGTGATAGGTGCAGAGGAAAAGTTTGATTTTGGCGGAGGTAAATTAGCAAAGCTATGTAAGGATAATAGCATACTTATCAAGTGTGAACAATGTCCTACGCAAGTATGGGTTTCCTTAAAAAACACTGATAAGACAGCTATATGCTTTCCTTGTGCCTTTAAGATGAAAAAAGAAAAAGCAGGAACTCAAGATGAGGCAAGGTTTGTTTTGTCTTCTGCGGATATGGAAGAAGCGATAGGAAGCATAGTAAAATCAGAGAAGTTAAACATTGAAAAGATAATGGAGCTTATAATAACCGCTAAAATAAAAGAATGTTCTTTAAATAATGTAAGTCCTGGCGAAGCACTGCTTGAAATAGTAGATGGTTTAATGTTCTCAACTGTAAAGTTTATGGCAGAATTAAGTGCTTCTTCCCATATGTCCAAAGAACAGTTTGGGAGTTTCATTGATAAGATTCTAAAAGATGTCAAGTTTTTCTCTTTAGAGATATTTGATAAATGCGTAGAGAAATTGAAGGACTTTAATAAGGAGGATGATAATGGAAAACGAATTTAAGTTTGAAGTAGCAACATCAGTAAGATTAACATATAAGAAGAATACCAGAGTGTTTATTGTAGAGAGAAGTATACAGGAATGTCCTGCTGGTATTCAAAAGCATTATATAGGTAGGGTTCATTATAGTGGTAAATATGGTGGAATAAACGATAAAAACCTTACTTCCTTCAATGAGGTAGAATTAGAGGCTATTCCAGAGCCAAGCCCTAAATTACAAGAACTAATAACTAAGAGAGATGCTTTAAATCTTGAGAAAATAACCTTAATTAAACAGCAGGATTTTGAGAAAGCATCTGCTATTAGAGATGAGGAAAGAAAACTTAACCTTGAAATAGAGCTTTTACAAGGGCAAGAGGAGGTTTAAATGCCAAGAGGAGTAATGTGTGATGCCACGGGTTGTATAAACAATAGAGATGGAGAATGTGACGCAGATGAAATCACGTTAGATTATACAGGCAGTTGTGAGGTTTATGAGGAAAAAAAGGAAGTAGATAGGAGTTAAGATGGAAAAGAAACTGATAAAGTTATGTCCAGTTTGTCAAAAATACTTTTATGCAAATATGCCACATTGGGCAAAGTCTGGTAAATGCAAAGAACCAGATAAACTTATGGAAGACTTTAGAAAACAAAATGACATACCTCCATATGAAGTATGGCATTTTTCTTATCATACTGAGAATCATTACTGGTTTCCTCAGTATGACCAAGAAGCAACACAAAGAAACTTTATGAAGATGGTTTACAATAAATTATTTTTGGAAGGGATAATTTGACCCAGAGAAATAAAGACAAGCCTGTGGTTCCCACTACAGAAGAAAGTGGCGTTAAAATTGGGGATTGAGATAACTCTGCCCAATCCGTTTTTCAATGTGAGACTGTTCCCAATTACTGAAGGTCTCAAGGACGGTAAACGGCTTAACACGAATCCGTCAGCAGGTTTTCTCTGGGAAAGTAAATAACTAAAAATGATTATTTACAGAAAATAACGCAAAAGGAAGACTAAAATGATTAAGATGATTATTGGAATTTTATTATTCGGTATAACTACGATTATTCCAATTTATATTACAAGTGATGATTTTCACTGCTGGGGTAAAGAGGAGTGGTTGCTGGTTTTACTTATTTTAGCTATCAACCTTTACTTCTTATTGGCTGGTTGGTTAGTATGGAGATAAGGAAATGAAGAGTTGGAAGATTTGGAAAAGTTATAAGAATTGGAAAAGTTGGATAGAAGTAGTTCCTGATTATGATTGGATTTATGATGTTATGGAACTTACAGGGTTTGACTATCCCACTGTAGCGTTTGCGTATTATTTATTAAACAGATGAGTAATAAACTCAAGCCTTTTCCACAGGCAATTCTTTCTTTATTGGCTTCTATATTTTGTGTTGTGGCTGTAATCGGCATAGGTATATGGAACTTGTTTAAAAAGAGGAATTAAAATAAATGCCTGAATATTTTATCCGTTATTCTAAAGCATTCCAATGTGGTGGCAAAATGATAAAAGATGAAAAATATGTCTTTATTAAGGCACGTTCAGGAGCAAAGGCTTGGGTTAAATGCACTATGCAAGAGTCTAATTTCAATGGCATACGCTTACTTGATATAAGGAGACTTTAGATGAAGACAAGGGATTTTATTGGTTTAAAGTTTAGAGAAGCAGAAAAGAAGTTTGGTAGTAAAAACTTAGAATTGGCTTTAGAACAATTTGAATTAAACACTTGTGATAAATGCACTATGATTGACCTTTCTTCTGATTTGGTGTGGATTACAGAAGATTTTAAGCCAAGAAAAAATGAAAAACCTGATAAAAAGTTTTATGAGTATTGGAGTGATAGTGCTTTATGTGAAAAATGTTATTTAGAAGAGATAAAGAAAAGATGATAAGGCTATTAAAAAGATTATTCAAAAGAGAAAAAGATGATGGCTTTGATAAGGCAAGAGAGAATGTAGCGAAGGAATGTCTTAAGCGAGGTGGCATAATCTCTGGGAAAATGTATGAAGATGGCACTTATACAATTGATGAAGAAGGTTTTTGTAAATGTTCAAAACCAGAGCCTTATTATAGTTATAATTTTAGTGCGGATAAGATACCTTGTAAGAATTGCGGTTTGATTATAAAACGTGATAACCTTTGCCAATAATTTTTTTGCCTATTTTCCCATCCTATTCTTGAAGCTTGATTTAGGGGTAGAGGGGTGAGCCTTTGGTTGCGTTCAAGGCGTGGTGGGCTTGTCAGGAGGCAAAAATAGGGCTAAAAGGGGTGGTAAGGCAAGTTTTGGGGATTTTAAGCTGAAAGGAGGTGAAGATGTCTCACGATAAGAATAAGGGCAAAAAAGACAAGGGTAAGAAGAAAAAGAAGTAATAAGACATAACTAACTGATACATAACCATATAAGGAGGAAATAAAATGGTAAAATTTCAGAACCCATTTAGGAAACAACCAGTTGTAGACCCAACTAAACCTCAGCCAGAAGTAGAGACAGCTATAGTGATAATCCAATATGAGAATGGCGGTCCCTCTGTAGGATTTCTTAATGTTGGAGGTATTAAGGTTAAAAGAGTGGCAACTATGAATGATATGTTCAGAATGGTTTGTGAAGTTCAGCAACAAATAAATACAATAAGTATTTGCGATAGAGTAATGAATATCCTACAGCCTAAACAACCAATCAATATCCCAGTTAATGTGCCAGGATTAAAGAGAGAAGAAGCAGAAATTAGAGGATATGGTCCAGAAGAGAAGAAAGTAGAGGATAAAGTTGAAAAGCCTGATAATGTTGTTGATAATCAAGAGGCTCCAAAAGAGCCTGAACATCCTGCTTAGACAACATTGGGCAGTATTCGCTAAAGAACAGGAAGTTTTTGATATTCTTGTTCATAAGGAATATAGGGAAAATTGTGGCAAGCTTACTTTCAAGGGGAAGCAAGTTAAAATAATTTATACCCTGTATTTTCCAGATAAGAAACGCAGAGACTATTCCAACTATTCCCAAAAGATGCTTGATGATAGTTTAGTCAAGGAAGGGATTATAGACGATGATAACAGCGAAGTAATAGTTGAGGAAACTGTTAGGATAAGATACGATAAAAGCAATCCAAGAACTGAGATAGCAATAAAGGAGGTAGAATTCAATACAAATACTTGACAATAAACTAAAAATATGTTATGTAGGAGGTGATGAATATGTTGCTGACCGTAACCGAAGTGGCTAAGTTATTAAGGCTTGATAGACAAACTATCTACAGGAAGGTTAAGGATGGCTTGATACCACATACCAGAATTGGTAGTAGTATTAGGTTTGATAGCGAGGCTATTGACAGATGGATGCTTAATCAATCTATGGCTTTTAATAAAAAAGGAGTGATTTGATGGAGATAAAGCAATTTGAAACCATAGAGCTTGACATCAAGGATATTAAGAGACCATTAAAGAATCCTAATAAGATGTCAGACTTTATGTTTATGTCTTTGGTGGAAGGTATCAAAAAAGATGGGTTTATCTATCCTTTGATACTTCGCAAGGAAGACAGCAGGATAATTGATGGAGACCATAGGTATTTGGCTGCTATTGAAGCAGGATTAAGCAAGGTTAAATGTATCTTGCTTGATGTAACCGAAGAAGAATCCATAAAGATAGGTATAGGTCTTAACCAAAAGAAAGGATATTTTGATTACGTTGAATTAAGAGACATCCTTACTGAAATGGAAGATAAAGACTTACCTGCTCTTTCATTGGATACAGGTTTTACTGAAATAGAACTTCAAAGGTTGCTTGAACAAAGCACCTTTGATAATGATAAACTAATAAAACAAAAACTTGCAGAGATAGGGATACCTACGGATAAGATAGATGCTATGGCTGATGTTTATAAGACTGGAAACTTCCAAGAACTGCCAAAATCAGACCTAAAGGGCAATCAGGAAGGAATAAGGTATCCTTTAATCTTTTTTGTTGACTCTGAAGAATCTTATAACTTTCTAAAAGACTTTTTCAAGAAAGAAGGAAGCAAAGAACCAGATACCAATAAATTGATGGAAATGGTAAAAAATGCCTGAACTTGAAGCAAAGAATTACCAATCTCCAAGGGCATCTTATGAGTATATGGACTGTGCTTTGCCATTGACCTTTGACCAATACTCCATCTGCTCATATAATTGTCTTTACTGCTTTGCCTTTTATCAGAGGGCTATGAATGCTCAAAGTGCAGAAGACTTCTGGAAAAGGAAAGTTTATGCCGTAGATGTTGAGTGGTTAAAGTCAATTTTCAAAGGTGAAGAAACAGATAAGGGATATCCCAAAAAGATAAAGGCAATGATAGACCAAGGCATTCCTCTTCATTGGGGTGGCTTATCAGACCCAGCTGATGAATATGAAAAGAAATTTAAAGTAGGCTATGAGTTAATAAAATTCCTCAAAGAAATAAATTATCCCACCTTATTCTCCATAAAAGGAGATGCTTTCCTGCTACCTGAATACCAAGAGATTTTTAAGGGTAGCAAAAACTTCAAATTCCAATTAAGCATCATTTCAGCAGATGACAAGTTAGCACCCAAGATAGAACAGGGCGTTCCTATACCTACCAGAAGGCTGGAAGTGATGAAGTCCTTGAATGATTTGGGATGCGAGGTGATACTACGCCTGAGACCTTTCATTATAGGCTTCTCTGATAAGACAGTAGAAGAGTTAATGGTAAAGTCAAAAGAAGCAGGTGCTTCCGCAGTAAGCCTTGAGTTCTTCTGTTTGGAAAGTCGTGCTGCTGGATACTTAAAAAAGCGTTATGAACAGATGAATGAAGTCTTGGGATTTAACGTATATGACTATTACAAGTATCTAAGCAGGGGTAGTATGGGAGGATATAGAAGGCTTAACCCATATACCAAAGCAACCCACGTTGAGAAAGTGTATAAGTTAGCAAGAAAGTTAGGTATGAGGTTTGCCTGTAGCGATGCCCACTTTAAAGAACTTAATGATACGGGTTGTTGTTGTGGACTTGATAACTCTTGGAACTGGACAAGAGGTCAATTTACCAATGCCCTGATAATAGCGAGGAAGTGCGGTCAGGTCTGTTGGAAGGATATAGAGAAAGATACTGAATGGGAAAGGTTATGGAGATTCTCTGAGGTAAGGAACTGCGGAGACTGGAAAAGATACAGAAGGCATAAGTTATGGGATTGCCGAATAGCCAAGAAGAATATCTGGAATGACCCTAATGATATAAACTCTCCCTATAGATATTTTGAAGGCAGGATGTTGCCTGATAAGTTAGATGAGGATGGAAATGTAATATACAAATATTCAAAGTTTAGTTTAGAAGACCAAATAACCGATGAAAATAGCATTACCAAGTAGAGGTAGAGTTAATTTTCCTGCTACATCATTTCTGCAAAGCGTAGCACAAGATGTCTATGTCTTTGTAGACCCGCCAGATACCCTCGCATATTCCCAAGCTAAGTTAAGTTTCAACATAGTAGATGTCCACGAAGTGAAAGGTCTTTATTATGTGATGAACTACATCCTCAATTTTATGCAATACACTTGTGATAAAGTTATGATTATAGATGATGATGTTCAGGGTATATACGTAAGACAAGGATTAACTAAAGGAGGATATCCAAAACTTGTAAAATTAAACGACCTTCAACCAATGTTTTGCGATGTGGAAAAGATAATGAATGATTTTGATTTGGCTATCTTACACCTACATCAAAACCATTATAACTGGATGAACTTAGAGCTTGAGTTAGGTAAGGTAGGAGGATACCACGTAACCTTTGTTGATAATAAGAAAATAGCCAAAATAAGATATGATGAAAGTCTCAAACTAAGAAGTGATACAGACTTCTATATCCAGATGTGTAAGGCTGGATTAAGAATGGCTACTTATTATAAATATGCCTATGTGTCTGATTCTCTTAAAGTAGATAAGCAAGGTGGATGTTTGGCTGATAAAGATACCATAGAGAAGACTAAAGATTATTCCCAAGCAGTAGTTGACAAATGGAAAAACCCTTATATTAGAATAAAGCAGGATAAGCATACAGGAAGATGGGGAGTAATTGTAAATTGGAGAAAGCTGTATCCTGAACCTTTTTGGGAAAGGTATGGAGAATATGCGTGTAGTAATACCAAGCAAAGCAAGACCAAAATTTCCTTCATCTAAAGTATTTCACAAGCCTATTGTGTTTGTTGAACCGCAGGATTGGAAAATATATGCGGAAAATAACAATGGTATTAATATTGTTCAAATGAATGCTGATGATAAAGGAATATCATTCGCAAGAAATTATATACTTGACTTTATGAAAGACGAAATATTTTGTATGGCTGATGATGATATTACTGCTATCTATAAAAAGGAAGGTAGTAAATTTATTAAGTTATTAGATTTATTAGATACTGAAGAATTTCTTAATGATATGGAAGGGATAATGATAAATTCCAAAATAGCAATGCTTGGATTACCTACCAAAGCATATAGCTGGTGTAAAGATAAGGTAATGGACTTTAATACTAAATTAATGAATCTGATATTTATAAACGGAAAGTTATTATATCCGTTAAGATATGATGAAAACATTAAGCACGGAGAAGACGTGGATATGTTTATTCAGATAGTAAGAAGCGGAAGGACTAACGCAATGTATAACTTATTTACTTATACAAATGCAAAGTCAGGCAAGTTGACAGGAGGTTGTCAGTTAATAAGAACAGACGGAGATATGATAAGAAGTCTGAGTTATATGAACCTTAAATGGGGAGAAGGGACTGTTAAGGGCAAGATGAAAAATGGTATCTTGTGCCATACAGTAAAAATAAAATGAAAATAGGAATATTGACATTCCCAATAGGAAAAGTAGGCGGTATCATTACCAATGTGGTTAATTTTGAGAAAGGTTTGGTAAGGTTAGGACATCAAGTTGAGAAGTATTTTATTACGACTAATCTTAGAAAGAAACCAGATAAAAATGATTTTGGTTGGGAGTGTCTTGGATATGAAAATGAGGCTTGGCATAAAGAATATCTTGAGAAAGTCAATATCCTTGATTTAATCATTTGGGCGGTATGTTGTCCACATTTAACAAAATCTTATATCAAAGATACTTGGAAGAAATGTTATAACATAAAACCGAAACAGATGGCTTATATTCACGATAACTATTATGAAAAATATTATCCTTGGTTTATAGACATACCATTAAAATATCAGGTTAATTTGATATGTCCTTATCAATATATGTATGATGGTATAAAGAACCTTACTGCAATGAAGGCAATCATAGATAATCCATTAGAACTTAATGAAGTAGGCTTATATACTGAGAATAAAAAAGACACAATTGTTGACCATAATAACTGGAAAAGTATTAAGCATAAAGAGATAGTTGTTAAATATGCTGATAAAATAAACGGCAGGATAATAATGTATGGAGACCACGCTACCAGAGAATACAGGGAAGCCGTAGCAATGCCCAACTTCAAACTAATAGAAGATAAAGGATGGGCTACCAGAGAAGCAATATATGAAGACCTTAAAAGAGCAAAGATTGTTACAGATATGTGCAAGCGTGGTAATGTTGACAGTATCTATGACTATACCATAACAGAAGCAATAGCATATGGTTGCATACCAGTTTTACAGACCAAAATATGCCCAAGGCATAAAGGTTTATTTGTAGTATATGGCGAAGGAGAAAAGTTACCCAGCGTGATAAATAACTTAATGAAGAGTTTTAATCTCTTTGATGATTTAAGGGCTAATAACCTAAAGTTTCTTGATACAATAAAGCCAGAAAAAATAGCGAAAAAGATTTTAGATTATAGCCAAATGATATATAAGATAGGAGAAGTATATGTCTAAAGTTGCTTTAATAACAGGTATCACTGGACAGGATGGCTCATATTTGGCTGAATTGTTGATGGAAAAAGGCTATGATATTCACGGAGTAATTAGAAGGGCAAGCACATTTAACACTAAGAGAATAGAACACATTATAGATTCAGAAGATAAAAGATACTTGCATTATGGAGATTTGGCGGACGGCTTTGATTCTTTGCTTTATGAACTACAGCCTGATGAAGTGTATAACATAGCCAGTATGAGCCACGTAAGGATATCCTTTGATATACCTGTTTATACAGGAGAAATAACTGGGATAGGAGTAACCAGAATCTTAGAAGGTATTAAAAGGGTAGGTTTAATTAAGAAGACCAAGTTTTATCAGGCATCCTCAAGTGAGATGTTTGGTATATCTCCGCCTCCTCAAAATGAGAATACACCATTTCAACCTGTAAGTCCTTATGGTTGTGCCAAGCTATATGGCTATTGGATAACTAAAGTATATCGGACAGGGTATGGTATGTTTGCTTCCAATGGTATCTTGTTTAATCACGAAAGCCCACGCAGAGGAGAGAACTTTGTAACCAGAAAGATAACCAGAGCAGCTGTAAGAATTAAATTAGGGGTTCAAGACAAAATCTATCTTGGCAACCTTGATGCTTTGAGAGACTGGGGATATGCCAAAGACTATATGGAAGCTATCTGGATGATTCTGCAACAGGAAAAGCCAGATGACTTTGTAATTTCAACAGGAGAGAACCATACAGTCAAAGAGTTTGTTGAGGAAGTGTTTGGTTATCTGCACTTAGACCCTTGGAAGTATATAGAAATAAAGGACAGGTTTAGAAGACCTAATGAAGTTCCTGCCCTATGCGGAGACTCTGCTAAAGCAAGGAAGATATTAGGGTGGGAACCGAAGGTGAAGTTTAAGGAGTTGGTAAAGATGATGGTTGACGCTGATTATAAAGAAGCCATCACAGAACTATGGGGGAGTAAAACTCAAAATGAAACTAACTAAAGTCCACGAAGATTCAAGAGGAGTAACCTATTCATTAGAAGGCGATTTGGAAGCCATAATGAATTATCCAGAAGTTGCCATATTCAAAACAAGAGCAGGAAAAGCAAGAGGCGGTTGTATTCATCATATTAATAGAGAGTTTGTCTGCGTATTGGAAGGTGAGATTGGATATGTCTTTGGAGAAGACAAGACAAGGAAGTTAATGTCTGCGGGTGATTCTTTTTGCATACCTAAATCAACGCCTCACTACTTTTATTCTATTACAGACTCTATTGTAATGGAATGGGGTGCTACTCTTGCTGAGAAAAAGGTTAAGCATCCTGCGTTTAGGCAGGTAGTTGACAAGATAAACGAAGGAGAGTTATGATAAAGCAATATGAGCCTTACTTTGGCAAGGAAGAAGCAGATGCTTTGACAGAGTATATGAAGTCAGGCGGTTGGATTACAGAGTTTAAGAAAACCGCTGATTTTGAAAATAAGATAAAAGACTTCTTAAAGGTAAAATATTGTTCGGTAGTTAATAACGGAACTATCAGTTTGACATTGGCACTTTTGGCAGTAGGCGTTAAGGCTGGCAATGAGGTGATAGTTCCCAATCTGACTATGATAGCCACTCCAAACGCAGTAAGGTTGATGGGTGCAAAGCCCATATTTGTAGATGTTTGCAAAGAAAATCTCTGTATGGATTTAGAACAAGCTATCACAAAGTTCAACAAAAAGACAAAGGCAGTTATATATGTGTCTCTAAACGGCAGGTCTCACGAAGCAGAATTAGATGTCTTTAAGAAGAAGTGTGCTGATTACAAGATAGCCTTTATAGAAGATTCTGCACAATCATTTGCCTCTAAGAACTATGATGGTTCTTTTTGCGGGACTACTGCTGATATAGGTTCATTCTCATTCAGCATACCAAAGATAATCTCAACAGGGCAAGGCGGTTGCTTAGTTACCAATAACGAAGCATACGGAGAGAAGATAAGGAAACTCAAAGACTTCGGCAGGGAAAGTGGTGGCATAGATATTCACGATGAGTTTGGTATTAACTGCAAATTCACTGACTTACAGGCTGTGGTAGGTATAGTTCAGATATCTTATCTGCAAAGCAGAATAAACAAAAAGAAAGAAATATACAGGTCTTATCAAGATAAATTAAAGTCAGTAAAAGCCATAGAGTTCATAGACACTGACCTTAACTATGTTACGCCTTGGTTTATAGACATTTATACCAGCAACAAACAAGAATTAAAAGAAAGTCTATCATTGAAGGGTATTGGAACAAGAGATGTTTACCCACCTATAAGCAAACAGAAAGTATACAATTTAAAAGATTCATTCCCTATAACAGAAAGGTATTCAAGCAGGGGGTTATGGCTTCCTTCATCGTTTAGTTTGACAGAGAAAGATATAGAGTATATATGCTGTTCAATAAAGGAGATATACAATGTTAAAGATTGAGTTCAAGAAATCGGCAAGTATTTACGATATGGTATATGCAAAAAGGAATTACAAAGAAGAAGTTAATTATCTTGATGTTATAATAAAAAAGTATGGCATTAAAAGAAAACTATTAGATATAGCCTGCGGAACTGGTAAACACATATCGCTATTCTGCAAGAAAGGATATTCTGTTAAAGGTGTTGATATATCTCCAGATATGATAAAAGTTGCAAAGAAAAACTATCCTAATATAAGGTTTATCTGTTGCCCTATTGAAGAATTAAACAGAGAGATTAAGGGATGGTATGAAGTTATAACCTGCTTATTCAATGCTTTAGGCTATATTACTCCAAATGAAGTTTTATCAATAGTGTTAAATCAGGCGTATCTTACCTTAGATGAAAAAGGTTTGTTTATATTTGATTTCAGAAATGGGATACCATACCTAAAAGAGCATAGTCCTATTACATACAATGAGAATATAATAGGGAAATATAAAGCTTCAAAACTTTCCTTTCATAAAATAGATGAACTAAAAGATTTGACTACATCTGATAATATATTCTGTGTGAAAAAAGGTAGTAAGATAGTAAAGGAAATTAGAGAAATACACAACATTAGACATTTCTTTCCTTTAGATTTAGAATATATGCTTTACAAGGCTGGTTTTAAAAAGGTAATAATGTTTCCTTGGCTAAAATTTACCCCATTACAATCAAATGACTTTCAGGTAACTTGCATAGCAATCAAATGAAAAAGGTAGTTAAGAGGTGGGGATACTATAAAGTTCTGGCTAAAGGTAAAGGATATAAAGTTAAGTTGTTATATCTCAAGCCTTTAGGGAAAACGAGCCTGCAAAGACACAGATATAGGAGTGAAATATGGGTATTCTTAGACAGTGAAGAGGTAAAGATAACAGATAGATTCCAATGGCATCAATTAAACAACCTAAGAACCAAGGGGCTAAAGTTAATAGAAGTCCAATTAGGTATATGTAAAGAGAGAGACATAGAACGGAGGAAATAGATGGGAGAAGAGGATAATAAATCAAAAAATGAAGTTGTTGTGCCACAAGAGGTTAGCAAAGAGCAAGGGCAAATAACAAATCCAAGAGGTGCTGGAAGGAAATCTGTAGAGGAGAATCCATTATTACAGAGAGAGTATCATCAGATGTATTATCTCAGGGCTGTAATGAGATGGTCTGTAGATAAGGTAGCAAATGCTTTTGATAAAAGTCCTGCAACAGTTAAGATAGCCTGTAAATATGCAAGGTCTCAAATGGAAAACTTGGATACTTCTGATGCTATTAAAGATGTGGAAGCAATATGTGATGCTGAAATAACTAAATGTGATAAAGAAGTTACCCTATTGGAAAAGCAAGGAAACATAATCATTTTCCCAAATAGCAACATCTCAGTAAAAATAGCAGAAAAAGACGCAGATGGTAAGGATATATTAGTAGATAAGATTGCCAGCGTGCCCGTGATGGAGAAAGATACAGATGGTAATGATGTAGTCGCAAGGAGAACTGATAAGAACCAGATTAATATAGTAAAGAGAAGAAAGATGGATTATCAAAGGATGTTGTTTGATGCCAAAGGTTTCAGTGTTAAAAACCAGATTTTTCTTTCCAAGAATACCTTTGTAGGTAACAATGGTAATGTTAACTCTGATAATAATGGTAAACTGCCGTTGATAATAGATATAATGACAGAAGAAGATAGGAAGACATTCTTAGGACTTTTGGAGAAATATGGAAGAATCCCTCTTATTACCTCTGATTGAAGAGGCTGATTACTATAACTCTTGGAATCTTGCTTGGATTAAGCAACATCCGCAGTATGAAGAAAGACCAGTTGATGTGGTTACTTTCATAGAACATCCATACTATATGGATGCCAAAGATGAGTGTTGGGATTCTGTCAAGTCGGACTTGAAAGACCTGTTTATTAACTATGATGACCCATTTATGAATTGGTTTTACAATGAAGCAGTATTTGATGAAGGTATAGGCGGTGGAAAGTCTTACAAGTCTTCTGTCATAATTACCTATCTTGCTTACCGCACTTTAATCTTAAAAGACCCACATAAGTTTTTGCACTTGGCTCGTGGTTCAGGTATTTACTTTATGAATATGTCAATACGAGGCGACCAAGCACGCAAAGTTGTATTTGGAGAGATTAACCAAAGAATACAACATTCTCCTTGGTTTAGAAAAAAGGAATACCTGCCTAATCCCAATGTCAAGTCAGAGTTACAGTTACCAAAGAGTATCAACATAGTCCCTGGAAATAGCAAGGAGACCTTTCCTTTGGGTTTTAATCTGCTTGGTGCGGTGATGGATGAGGCAGCTTGGTATACAGAAACTGAAACCCACGATGTGGCTGAAGAGATGTATAATGCTTTACACAATAGGATTAAGAATAGGTTTGGATACAGGGGTATGCTGGTAATGATTTCCTCTCCTCGCTATGTAGATGACTTCACAGAAAAGAAGATGGCAGAAGCACAGAAGCCAAACTCAAGGATATTTTCAAGAAGAAGGACATCTTGGGAAGCCCAACCTAAAGATAGGTTCTGCGGTAAGACATTCGCATTTGGCGGATTTGATATACCAATAGAGTATGAGAAAGAAGTAAATAGGAACTTTGAAAGGTTCAAAAGGGATATAATGGCTATCCCTTCTCTTGCTCTTGAGCCATACTTCAGACAGTGGGAGATGGTAGAAGCAGGGGTTGATAGCACAATACCATACCCATTGGTAAATGATATAGTAATATCAACTTCATTTAAAGGCAATCCTACGCTTAATTACTTTATGCACATAGACCTCTCCTTGACCACTGATGCCACTGGTATAGCAATGTGCCATATGGAAGATGGAATTATAAAAATAGATTTGATGATGCGAATTAAGGCACCTAAAGGACGTGAGATAGACTTGGCAGCCATTAGGGGAATAGTGATAGGGCTTAGGGCAAAAGGTTTCAGCATTAATAAAGTTACGTATGACCAGTTCCAATCAGCCAGTAGTATTCAAGAATTGAACAAGATGGGTCTCAATGCAGAAAGGTTATCCGTAGATAAGGACTTGGCTTGTTATGAAACATTAAAAGAAGGCATATACTCAAGCAGGATTAAGTATTACCTATATGAGCCATTTATGAATGAAATGCAAAGACTTGAGTTAGTTAATGGCAAGAAGGTTGACCATCCTACCAATGGCTCAAAGGATGTGGCAGATGCTGTAGCAGGAGCAGTGTATAACTGCGTTACCAATCAGAATAACTTCCAATTCTGGTTAGCAGGGCAGGGAAAGAAAGCCAAGACAGAAAAAGAAATAATAGAAGAATCTAAGATACTCACTGCTGATGGGCTTGTTCCCTATGGCTACTTTCGGGGTCGTCGTTCATATTGATGGATAAAGAAGAACAAACAAATAGTTGTATAGAAGAGATTGTAAACGAATGTAGAAGTCAACATAGGATTGACTTTAATGATATTTCATTATGCTTTGGAGTATCCAAGCCTGAGCCAACAAAGGATAAGACATTATTCAAGAAGAAAGATTGCGTAAGGCTTTGTTTCGGACAACCAACAGGTCGTAAATTTTGGTTTAAGTGTGATGTCTGTGATGCAGAAAGAATAGTCAGATATATGAATGCTTGTATAGAAAAGATAAGGAGGGTAGATGAGCCAAAAAACATTTGAAGAAACTGTTATCTGCCATAAGTGCTGTGAACCAATTACAAGATGTCCTTGCTGTCAGAAGATGGTATGCGAATGCAAAGAAAACAAGCACACAAAGGGATGCATTATAAAAGTCAAGTTTGATGAGGAAAGATACAATGAATGCCAATCTTAGTATTAACGTAGGTATAGGACTTTACTTCATTGACAAAGAGTTTAGAATCTTTCTTATTGATGATGTTGAAGAGTTAAAAGGCATTGTTGAGCAGTTGTGGGCAGAAAGCTTAGGGTTAACTTAAGGAGGATGGAATGATAGAGATAAAGGCACCAAAGAGAATAGTCTGTTGTGAAGAAAGCGGTTATAAAATATTCCTTGCTGGTTCTATTGAAATGGGCAAGGCAGATAATTGGCAGAAAAGGATTGTAAGAGAGCTAAAAAAAGAGCCAGTTCTTATCTTAAACCCTCGCAGAGATGATTGGGATAGTTCTTGGGTTCAGAGCATTGATAATCCTCAGTTCAGAAAGCAAGTAGAGTGGGAGTTAAAGGCATTAGACATTGCTGATATAATAGTCTTGTGTTTTGACCCTACTACTAAATCACCTATATCGCTATTAGAATTAGGTCTATATGCTAATTCAGGGAAACTCATTGTTCATTGTCCTGAAGGATTCTGGAGAAAAGGCAATGTTGATATAGTTTGCCGTAAATACAAGATACCTATGATGGTAAGCGAGCAAGACTTAATACTAACTCTAAAACAAAGGATATAGAATGATTAAATATGAATATATTAACTTCAGATTGGTGAAACGCAACTTAAAGACTAATATGTATTATGTAGAATCTAAGAAAGGTATCTTTCTTGGACATATCAAATGGTTTGGTAGATGGAGGCAATATGCTTTCTTTCCATTTAAAGATACCGTATTTACCTGTGGTTGCTTAGATGATATTAAAGACTTTATAAAAGGCATTAAAAGAAGGAGGTAGCAATGATAAATAAGGTATATGATTCAATAGGACATTTATTCAAAGCAGTGCTGGCAAAGGATATAAGGTTTGATGCCGATGTTGAGTTTGGTAGTATCAACCAAATAATTGATTGTTGTATGATGGGTAAAAGTGGTTGGGGTGGAAAAAGCTGGGCTATAGCAGGTTACCTGCAAGATGAAGCAGTATTGAATACTATTTATGAAGCATTAATTATATTGCGTGATAAGGCAGAAGAAAAGTATCAGGTGATTATTAAAACTATGCTTGAAAGAATAGATGAGCACCTACCAAATATTGAAAAATACATCAGTGATTTGGTTGCTAATGATAAATTAGAATGGTAAAGAAAATACGCTTTCCTAAAATTAGTTTTAATGATTACTTCTCGCACTCAGTTAAGAAGGAAAGGTCAGTTATTGATTATGAAGGTCTTCTTGTTGAGAACAGCAAGGATATTGAGAAGCACTCTTTAAAGAAGATACACAGAAGAAGTAAGATTCAACAAACACAGCAAAGACAGAAGTTGCAAGAGGAAGGCATTTTATTATAAGGAGGGAATATGGAAGATGATATTAAATTACAAGATGTTTTAAACAGAGTAGAGATTGCAAGGAAGATAATTGAATCACAAAATTTTACAAATGAACAGGTTACTCAGTTATGCGGTTATCTTGGTTTCAATGACACTGCTTTTAAAACCCTGCCATCTGAGAGAAAGTTAAAAGACTATTTATTAGATAAAAACTATTGGATAGAAAGGTTTAAATCTAATTCGCCAAAGGAGTAATTATGCAGTGTCTTAATGAGAATGATGAAGGTAGTAAGTATGGCGAGTTCTGCAAATTAGGTTATAAGCTGTGTTTGGAAGAAAGATGTCCAGACTATAAACCAAGAGAAGGACAGTTGGAAGATGCCTGAGAAAGAACGTAATGATGCCATAGCAGAGGTAGATTGCAAGCGTAAGCCAGAGTGTTGTAAGAATCCCAGATGGGTTAATCAGTTTGGTGATAAAGACTGCTGGTGTATTAACTGCGGTAAGAGGTGTATGGAATGTAGGGAGGATTATTTAAGGACATAGGTATGAAGATTAACTGTGATAAGTGCAAGAAGCAGATATTAGAACAAGGAGCATTAATATTCTCTCCTCCATTCTATTTGACTAAGGCAATAGAGACTGAGTTTTCTAATATGGGTTATGATTGCCTAACAGTTAGGAAAATACATCTTTGTAAAGATTGTTGGAAGTTATTACTAAGGTGGTTGTTCAAATGATATATTGCCCTAATTGTGAGAAAGCTACACAAGAAAATATAAGTGTTAAAGACGAAGCAAGCTATAGAATCACTACTACAAAATGCTCTATATGCAACTCAATCCTTGTGTTAGTAATGCGTTTAATTAAAAAAGTTGAAAAAAATACTTGACACGCATATAGTAATATGTTAAGTTTAAAATAGAAGTTGGGGGAAAGGTTATGAGTTGTTAACTAATCCCGAAACAAAGGTATCATTCTATCTGATGCCCTTACTGTCTCTACTGACGGAGATGGCAAGGGTTTTTTGTTTATAAGGAGGATTAAAATGGAAAAAGTTGTAATCACTATTGAGAAGCTTAAAGAACTTTGTCCGAAGTGTGCGGATAATGCAATTAAGAAATTTAACAGTCCTAAGAATGTTAAAATCAGCAAATCTGATTATGACTGGTTAATGATGAAACAGGATGGTAGACCACCTAAAGATTGGTGGGATAGATGTGTTGAATCTGTTAGCCAAAATGAATCTGTTGATGACCCATCAGCATTATGCGGATATATTTGGCAAGAAAAGGGTGAAGATGAAGAAGCTAAAGTTCCTGATACAGAAGATTCAATGGAAGCAGTAAAGGCAAAGATGAAAGCAGATGAATGCGTTACCAAACTAAAGAAAGATATGGAAAAAGTTATGGATTGGAGAAAATGTGGTATTCCTCTCAGTAAAGAACAAGAAGCATTCGCAGAAAGAGTTGCAGATGAGATGATTGCATTAAGGACTTCTCATCAGGCAGGAATCCAGATTATCAGTAAGTCTCACGTTAACTTTATAAAAGGTATGCAACCAGTGCTTGGTTCTGAAAGAGCAGGTGCTTGTGAGCAAGATGTAGTGGCTAATACTGGTTCAAAAAGTGGCAAGTTTCCCAGAAAAACTGAAGAGGATGAAGATGAAGTAATAAAGGTTGCCAAGCCCAGCGGAGTAAAACCTGCTGAAGTTCCTATATCTGCTCCAACTGATGGAAACTTTCCAAGGAAAACCCCTGATGTTCAGAATATCAAATTGTCTGAACCAGACAATCAAAAAGAAGGGGAAGTAAATGACACAATAAAAGATGAAAAGATTGGACATCAACCTAATGAACCTATGCCCAAGAAGATGGCTGAAGAGTTAATCGCCAATGCTAATTGGGGGGTTGAAGTAGGTGCCTATACCAATGTCAAAGAAGGTATTGAAAGACAGCTTGGTAGGAAAGCATATGCGGAGTTTATTGACACTGATGATAAAATGAAAGGCGTTGTTGCCTATTTAAATAGTCTTATAAAAGATACAGAAGCAGTTCCAGTTGCATAGGAGGATATATGAAAATAATCAGCATTATAAAGAATGGCAAAAGGGTAGACATACCCCAAGCCGAGTTTCAGAAAATGTTAGAGAAAACGAACGAATCATTAAGGAAGGAACAAAAAGATGAGGTATGATATTTTAGAGGAGATGCGATGAAAGAGGAAAACCCAGTATGAAGATTTGTATTAATTGCGGTAATACTAATGAAGATAATTTAGACCAATGTTCTAAGTGCGGAAAGCCTATAAAGAAAGAGGAGATAGTTAACGCACCAATACCAGAACCTAATAAGGAGATTTGATGGATTCAGCAAGAGCATTGGGAAAAGCAGGTGAATTAAGAGTTCAATCTGAATTGCTCTTAAGAAACATAAACTCTGCTGTTGTTGTATTAGATGATGGTTGTGATTTGATACTTGATAGTGGTAAGAAATTACAGGTTAAAGCTTGCCGTAAAGGTGAAAGGACTAAATATATGTTTACTTTTATGTCAGGCACATATAGAGCTAAAGATGGACATAGATTTAAAAAGCCACAAGATTTATCTAAGGTTGATTTTGTAATATGTTGGTGCGTAGAAGATAATTGGTTTCTTATCATACCTGCTGAAGAAATAACAGGAAGTAGTATGGTAATACATTGCAAAGATTTCCCAAATAAAACTAAGTCAAAATATATCAAGTATTTAAACGGTTGGGGAAAACTAAAAGGGGAGGTGTAATATGTTGAATTTAAGAGAGTCAACCCTGTTTACTGCTAATCACACAGGTGATTCAGCATTTGCAGGGCTACACTATGGATGGGTCAAATATGCTACGTCAGGTTGGAGTGGTTTCTCAGGATGGAGTGGCTGGGGACAGGATGGCGTAAACTTAGCCAGAAAGATAGCAGTTATTAACGTTGCTACTATTCCAGCTGATGGTGAAACCATAGTAGTTGGCGGAAAGACCTATACATTCAAGAATACAGCCTTGACATCAACACAGATTAAAATTGGTAACTTAGTTACAAACGGTGATTTCGCAAGCCTTACTCAAGCTTGGCTAAATATGGGAAATTGGACTATAACAGCTGGTAAAGCAACCCATACACCCATACCTGGCACTGGAACTCCTGTTGTCGCAGAATACATACAGCCATTGAAACAGATATGGGTTCCGCAAGTGATAGTAGGATATACCTATGTAACAGGATTTACAGTTACCAACAGGTCTAAAGGTCAAGTCCAGATTAAAATAGGTGGAGTTTTAGGAACTGCAAGAACAACCAATGCTACTTTCTCACAATCTATAGTGGCATTAACATCAGAGGATTTACAGTTTGTTCCCGATAAAGACTTTGATGGTGAAATCTCAGCTGTGACTGTTACTGAAAGCCACGCAGACATTAAAGGTATGACAGCACAAGCAATAGCAGATAGAATCAATCTTGATACTGTTCTTGCTCTATGCACTGCCTACACAGGATTAAATGCAACTGGTGTTTCAACTTATGTAGTTTTGATTTCCAATAATGTTGGTGCCGTTGCTGCTCCTACTTTCACTGCTGACTTAACCAAGGTTGTGGCTTTGATAGCATTTACTTTGACTTTAACAGAAGCACAGTTGGAGAATGTGTTGTATTGGAAGAAAGACCCGACAGTTGAAACAGACTGTATCCCAGTTGTTCTTGTTGAGAGAAACTCTGGAACTTGGCACAACTTCCTCTATTAAAATGGAGAGAGGAAACTGATGACTAAGATAATATCAATATGCAAAGATGGAGTTAGATACGATATTCCATTAAAAGATTACTCAAAAATTGGTATGGGTAATTCTGGTGGTGAACGTGGAGTATCAAGTTTGTCTAAACAAGAGCCTATTGCGGAAGATAAGCCAGTAATAAGCAGGGGTGCTATTGTAACCCTGAAAGGACATAAAGGCAAAGTGCTTGATACTGAGGGCGATGAAGCTACGGTCAGTTGGGAAGATGCTTCAATATCTAAAGTCCCAATTGCAAGCCTTCAGTATGTAGGTAGGGTTGAGAAAGGCGGTCCTGGAAGTGGGAGACATCCAGAGGGTGGTGAAACTCGTGCTGAGTCCAAGGCAGGATATGACAGATTCAAAAAACCAGGAGATAAGCCATATCCGAAAAATGTTGGAGAAGCAAAACAAAGAAGATGGATTGTAGGAAATGACCCAAAGTTAGGTGGTTCAAGTGCCAGCAGGGCAGGTCGTGTAGCAGGTGCAAGGTTTGGGGATGCTGGTGGTTTTGTGCCTAATAAAGCAAGAGGAAAATAATGATTAAGATAGTTCTACACGCAATAGGATATGCATTTTTGGCTTTCAGTGTTATAGGGTTTATTGAGACAGGTATCGGTTTAGCAACCAATAAGTCCTATACTTTACTGAAAGTCATTATATATTGCTCTTTGTTTGGAATAGGCTTGGCTCTTTTATAGATTTGGCGGAGTTTGGCAAAAAAGGTTAGTTCTAATCTCTAAATGAGATAACTAACACACAAATTACGCTATGTAGGGGATAACGTCCTGCTTGGTTAATTCCAAGAGGCAGTCTCTACTCCGCCAAGCGATTGTGATGTGCCAGCAGAGAGGTTTAAAACAAGCTGGTTAAAGATTAGATACGCCACCTCTCAGCGTATCCGTTATATTCTTTTATACTCAATTCAAGCATTTAGCAATATAGCTAATTTACTAAATTAGCATAATTCACTAACTTTATGAATTGCGATGGAAAAGAAATTTACAATTATAACAGGACACGGAAAGATAGATTTCATACAAAAGGCGGATGGCAAGTTAGAACTGCTATCTGTAAGCGGAAGACCTATGCCTATTAAAGCGAAGACAGGGAAGTTGGGGAAAGCCGAGGTAAAGCAATGAAAGTTGTTACCTATATTCACAAAGGTAAGGTGAAGACAATATCCCTTGATGACCTTCGCAAGATGAAGGTTGAGTTAACTCAGCAATGGGAGAATATATGTAAGAACTGCGGTAAGTGTTGTTTTGACAAAACCTTGAGTAGTAAGGGTGTATTGTTAATAAACTACAATAAACCCTGTCAATATCTAAAGTTTATAGGAAGGAAGGCACAATGCACAGTTTATAATAAAAGGTTTGACTTCTGTGAAAAATGCAATACAATACCAGAAGCCATACAAAAACGTTATTTACCAGCCGATTGTCCTTATGTGAAATCGGTTGTTTCATATAAAGCACCCATTGATGATGGTAATTGGTTTAAGAAAGCAAGAACAAGATTCGGTAGGTTTGATGATGAAGCACCGTCAGTAAGCGTAGATATGCCAACTGGCGGAACTCGCAATATGCCAGCACCTTTACCACCGAGAATAACCTCAATGGAGGCACAGAATCTTGCAAGAGAAGACCTTGCCAAACCTAAAGATTGGAAACGCAGGATGCTGGAAAGAAAGAAAAGGTCAGAAGGTAAGGCAGGAATGTTAGACCCAAGAGAAAAGACAGATTACAACATTAAGCCGAGTGGACACGCACTTGGGGGATAAGGGAGGTGAAATATGTGGGCTAAATTACCAGGATGGGTTCGTTGGTTAATCAAATTGCTCATCATCATTATCATCTGTGTGTTGTTAAAGGTAGACCTTAATCTTAATATTGGAGTTCTGAAGTTGAATGCCAATATTGGATTTAAGGGTATTAGTTTCAATCAGACATTAGTTAATTAGAAAAGGAGGATTCAAGAATGAAGAAATCAGCATTAGTTGTATTGGTATTAGCATTATGCTTCAGTTTTGCTTATGCAAATGAAGCAGTTAAGGATAAGTTAGTAGTTGGGGTTGAATACAACTCAGGTAAGAAGAATATTGAAAATCTTAATGTTGTTCAATTAGGGTTAGGTGATTTTCTTGGTGCTTCACTTGTTTTAAAAACAGATGATGTAAAGGTTAATCAATATTTGACAACGATTGGCTATAAGGTTTCTGATAATCTGATACCTTATGCAATCCTTGGTTATTCAAATATAGGTCTTGACCAAAGTCTCAATGGCTCAATTACACTCCCGTGGTTTAGTGATTCAATAGACCTTACTCAATCTGAAATAAAACAAGGTGCACTCACCTATGGTCTTGGTGCAAATGGTAAGTTAGCGGAAATCAAGGGTATTACAATTGGTTATGACGCAAGATACCTAATGGCTAATTTGACAGAAAAAGACCAAAGCATTCTATTGCTTTCTGATATTGCTTTAAATGACACTCAGAAACTTGATTATGCTGAATTGGATTTGTCAATTATTGCAAGTAAAGAAATAGCAATTAAAGATAATAAAATTGTTAAGGCAATTACGCCTTACGTCGGTTATCAGTTCTCTCAAGTTAATCTCAAGAAAAAGGATAACATCACATTAGATTGTTTATCCGTAGGAACAGAGGCTAACTTAACTGGTAATACCAATAGTGCTTTAGTTGGTGCCAGTTTTAAGTTAAGTGATAATCTATCTGTTTCAGCAGGTGCGGTAATCAACAAAAATATAGGTGTTCAGGCAAAAGCAGTTTATTCATTCTAAATAGGAGTGGCAGGTGGCTAATAACTACCTGCCTCCGTAATCATATGTTAAAAACTCTTAATGCTCTTTATAAAGATAGGATAGAAAAGGTTTGGACTGAATCTGCCAGAGAAGCAAGTGCTGAAGCCAGAAGAGGTGGTAGTGCTATAATTACATCTTCAGATGCACAAAGGCACTTTGGTGTAGAACCAAAGACCCTTATACCAAGATATAAACCTATGAAATTAAAGTCTGCTATAGATAGAAATACTTATAATGTTCATAGTTTTGGGATGGGTGCATATTTGGTAAAACCAGCTTAATAAATGTTTAAAACTCTGAATACTTTATATAAAGAAAGAATAAGCAAGGCTTGGACAGAAGAAGCGAGAAGAGCCAGTGCCGAATCACGCAGTAAAGATATTGATAGAGCATCCAATAAGATAATTGGTAGAGTTAGTAGATGGTCTGGAGTAAAACAGTTTACTCCTAACTACATTAGTAATGAGATTGCTCATCACGTTGCACAAAATCCTCATCTTAAAGGATATGAGAAAGATATATACGAATCAATAAAGACTAAGATGGGTTCATAATAAGGAGGATAAAATGGGGTTCTTTACAAGGACGTTTAGCCCAGTAATAAAAGCAATTAATAGAGAAGTTGGTATTCGTGGTGCAGACCCACGCAAAGGAAATTTCCAATGGCTTGCAGGACTGCCTTCTAAGAAGGTTCTTAAGCCTATTGTAATAAATGCCTATACTCTAAAATCTCTATCTAATACAGACCCTATCACTTGGGCGATTAAAGCTACAAGGAAAGCACAAGTAACCCAGACTGAATGGGATATTGTTAGAGATACTGAGAACATTGAGTTAGAGCTTGATAGGTGGTTAAACGTTATAATGAGTAATCTTAATCCTTGGGGATTTGAGGAAGTTTTCCACCCTATACTTATCAATAGAGATTTATATTTAAAGGCTTCAAATGATATTAAGAACATTTTAAAAACAACAATAGTTGCAAAAGATGACAGAAAGAAACAGTTAAAATGGTATTTTGAAAGCCTTAAGAGAAAAGTAAAGCAAGATGCTGATGAACACGCACAGATAGTAAAGCGTATCTTTGAAAGACCAAATGACAGCGAAACCAAAACCTTTAGAAGTTTTATAGAAGTATTGATAGATGATATTCTCACCTTTGATGCTGGATGCATAGTTAAGAATAAAAACTTTATGGGAGAACTTGCTGAGTTATACTTAGTGCCTGGGCAGGATATAAAACTTTATCGCAATCCAGATAGAACTGCTCCTAAACCACCTGAACCTGCTTATGTCTGGGAAGACCAAGGCACATTAAGGGCAGAATATAATAAAGATGAACTTGTTTACATTATGTCTAATCCGCAACAGAATGGTTATGGTATGTCGCCGTTGGAAGTTGCTGCTTACATCATAACAGCATCTCTTTATGCTGATGAATACAATATAGACTTCTTCAAGCATTCAAATGTCCCTCCTGCAATATTTAATCTCGGTAAAAACATAACTCAAGAACAAAGAAAGCAATTTGAAACTTCTTGGGATAATGAAGTCGCTGGTAAGGGACTTCATAAGATGATGTTTTTGTCAGGAGCAGATTCTCCGCAATATGTTCCTATGCGTAATATGAGTTCCAGAGATATGCAGATGATGGAATATCTCAAGTGGACTCTTCAAATCAAATGTGCTTGTTATCAAATATCTCCTCAAGATATAGGATTTGTTGCTGACTTCCATAGAACCACTTCACAAACCCAAAGAGAAATCAGCAAGGAAAGAGGTATTAGAAATATCTTGACTTTGCTTGAAAATACTTTTAACACAGAGATAGTTAAAAGAGAATTTCCCTTTAAAGATGTTAAGTTCCAATGGATTGGTATGGATTTACAGGATGAAAAAGTCCAATCCGAGATAGATATAAATGATATTAACTCAGGGGTTATAAGTAGAAATGATAGACGCAAAAGATTAGGTATGCCTGCCGTAGAAGGCGGAGATGCCATACTTGTTAATGTTGGTGCTAATCAAATGGTTCCGATTGAAGAATTAGTTCCTCCTGAAGAAACTCCTGAAGCAACGCAGCCATTAGAAGTTGCTATGCAGGGTAAGGAAGCTACTGGGACTGATACTAACCTTGCAGATAAAAAGAATGTAGCAGTGGACGAAACAGTTGATAGAACTACCAAACCAGATGTAAAGCCAGCAGTTACTAATGCTAAACCAATGACAGATAAAGATAAGGTTAAGATAGTGCGTATGGTAGTTGCCTATAGCCAGCAAGACAAGATTGAGAAGGCTATGGAAACTCTTAAGGGTCAAGGTTTGGGAGATAATGAAATAAAAATTACTCTGGAGGAATAATGGGTAAAAGATTTCTTATAAAGATGAGTGAAAAGGGCGGAGTGGTTGAAATTCCTCTTGAAAGATATACAATGTCTGGTGAGCCAAAAGAGATTACTTTAGAAGAAGTAACTAAGATAGGAGATTCTTTGGGTATTAACTGGAAAGACATTGACGCAGATGAGTTATTGGCAGGAACAAAGCACGAAGCAGAAGAACATCCGTCAGTTATAAAGAACTCAACTCAGGCAGTTCAGGTTGCTTATGACCACTTAAAAGAGATACCAGATTACTATACAAGGTTGAAAACAATAGAAGCAGATGATGAAACAATATCTGTTTTAGGCGATAAAGGAGATTTGCCTGAATGAATCGCATAACTTTTGATAAACCTATCCATATTGATGAAGTAAGGGAACATTATGATTTCAAGAAAGTTTCCCTGCTTACCAAGCCAAATCTCTATCCTATGATTGAGGGTGTAGAGTTTTCGGGTAATGTTTCTTTTGTTTTAGAAAAGAGAAGGGTGTTTCCTATCAAGCGTAAGATGGATGCTCATATAGCATCTTATGAGAATGCTATGTTAAGAGAATGGAAAAATACAAGAAGTAAATTACAAGCGATTAAAAACAAATTAAAAGATTTTAAAAAGTTAGATTATAATAATGCACAAACTATTGATAGGATAGCAAGGATACCCTCTAAATATAAAAAGCAATTTATAGAAGTAGGAGATAAGTATAATCTTAATCTTGCTATACTTGATAAGATAGTATTAAATCCTACTTTGTTAGTTAATGCAAGGTATGACAGCAGGAAAAATCTTATGGAGTTGAATCCTGATTATCTCAAACAGCACGGAATGATTAGAATTGGAGATAGCGGAGAGTTAATCAGCGAAACAGCCAAGACTTTCATTCACGAATTTGGACACGCATATTGGTATAATTCATTAACAGAAGAAGATAGAAGACATTGGCAATCGTTATCTCGTTTCTTTGAAAGGAAAGAATTAACAGGTAATATGGAGCAGTATGTAGTTGGCGAAAAGAAAAGATTTGATGGCTCTACTATGTATTCTCCATATTATACGCATAGAGATGACCCATTTGTAAGCGTATATGCAAGGTTTAATGAAAGAGAAGATTGGGCAGAATGTTTTTTATATTATAAAGTTGCACCTAAAACTCTTGCAAGAATAGACCCTAAAAAATATGCCTTTATGGAAGACAAAATTGGTAGTAAGATAGAAAAAGATATTGCCAAAGTAGAATTTGAACCTATTATTGCTGACCCACATAAGACAAGAGAACAAGTTACATCTGAATTAGATAAATTAAAGGCTAAGTTGAGCCATTCAGCAAGAGAACATATTGTGAATGTCTTTAATCTTGGAAGACAAAAGGGAGTTTATTATACGAAGGCTCCTTATGACCCAAGATTAAGTGCACAGGATAAAAAAGACATACAGGATATATTAGACAGGAATGATGAGTTCCTTAATAGTTTTATGGATGATGTGAATGACCAATATGATGATGTCTTTTTTACCAAAACTCCGACAGGTATGATAGAATCTGAGAGGCAATATGCAGATATAAGTGAATTTGATGGTGAATTTGACGGAGTTATGGATAACGAAGAACACAGGTTAAGCATCTATGCTATCAATGGATTAACGCTTGGTTTGATGGCAGGTATGATTGGAGAGATTCAAGATGAGTTTGGCGGTGGTTATTGGCATACTTCTGCTGATGACAGAGTTTGTGATGGTTGTGATAGATTAGATGGGCAATGGATGTCTTTTGATGAGTTTGATTCTGTATATGGACAAAATGATTGCGATGGTAATTGTAGATGTGGAGAATTATTTGAACCATCAGAAGCACCTACGGGTATGCCACCGATAGAAGAAGAACCAGATATGTCTCTACCAGCATTGGCTATGGAGAGAATGGTAAAGACAGGTCAAAATGCTTATTCTGAAACTGGCTTAGCAGGGACAACTGTTAGAGAAACTCATCCAGAGCTTGATAAACCAGATGGTTACTCAGGATATTCTGGGACAAAAGCTGCAAGATATTCTAAATCTGATAAGATTGTAGCAGTTGACTATCACGGCACTCTTATGATAGATAATAAACCCAATTTGGAATTAATAAATAAATTAAAGGAATATAAAAATGCAGGATATCACATTATTGTGTTTACTTCTGGCATTACTCGCAACCCTTCTATCCTTAACGGAATAAATGTTTGGCTTCAAGAGAATAAAGTTCCGTATGATGAAGTTTGGCAAAGGCAAGGAAAGCCTGATGCGGATATTTACATAGATGATAAATCATTTAATCCTACTAAAGAGGATTTAGACAGCCTTGAAGTAGAACCAAAGGAGGTCTAAGATGTCATTACCAGTTTCAGTATTACAGGCAATAGCAAACGGAGATTTTAATAAACTTGTAGAGTTAATTAACGCTGGGCTTGTTCCTGAGCCTACAGACCACTCACAAAATACAGATACAGGAACTAATAAGAATGATTTTGCTGTTGGTGATGGTGTAGGCACTTCCCATAAAAGCCTTACCGTTAATAATGGTGCTACCAATAAGCCACAGATGAGATACAATAAAGATACTCACAGATGGCAGTATACAAATGATGGGTTATCTTATTTTGACGTAGGAGTAGGTAGTGCTTCGGGATACAGCGGATATAGTGGTTTTTCTGGTTATTCAGGATTTTCTGGTTTTTCTGGATACAGCGGATTTTCAGGAGAACAAGGTAATAGCGGTTTCAGTGGTTGTTCGGGAGAAAAAGGCTTCTCAGGATATTCTGGTTATTCGGGAGACCAAGGTAATTCAGGCTATAGTGGTTCTGTAGGCAATAGCGGTTTCTCAGGTTATAGTGGATTTTCAGGACAAGATGGAACTTCTGGATATTCAGGTCAAGATGGAATAAGCGGTTATTCAGGATTTGATGGTTCAAGCGGATTCTCAGGTCAGGATGGATTAAGCGGATACTCAGGATATAGCGGATATTCTGGTGATGCTCCTGGCACTTCAGGATTCTCAGGTTATAGTGGTTATAGTGGCTATGTCGGAGATAGCGGATTTAGTGGATATAGTGGATATGTAGGAGACAGCGGTTATAGTGGTTTTTCAGGAGATTCAGGTTATAGCGGTTACGTAGGTGATTCAGGATTTTCTGGCTATTCAGGATATGAAGGAACTTCTGGTTATTCTGGATATTCAGGAGATTCTGGATTTGTAGGAATATCAGGTTTCTCAGGATATAGTGGAACATCTGGAGACCCAGGAGGAGATTCTGGTTACTCAGGTTATTCTGGACAAGACGGTTTATCAGGATATTCTGGTTTCTCTGGGCAAGATGGTTATTCAGGGTTTGATGGACTATCAGGATACTCTGGATTTTCAGGCATAGATGGATATTCGGGATTTGATGGTTTGTCAGGCTATTCTGGATTTTCTGGACAAAATGGATTATCAGGATATTCAGGCTTTTCGGGACAAGATGGTTTATCTGGATATTCAGGATTTAGCGGACAAAATGGGTTATCTGGATACTCTGGATATTCAGGAAAATCAGGTTATAGTGGCTACTCAGGCTACTCAGGATATTCAGGATATTCAGGTTACTCTGGGTATAGTGGCTATTCAGGATATAGTGGCTACAGCGGATATTCAGGATACAGTGGTTACTCAGGATACAGCGGTTATTCAGGGTTTAGTGGATTAGATTTCCCTAAGACATATAATTATGTTGACAAGACAGGAGATTATGTTGCTACAACTGCTGATGATGTGATAGGTTGTCTTGGAGACCTTGCGATAACTCTTTATACTGCTGTAGGACACAAAGGGAGATGGCTTTCCATTAAAAATAAAGGAACTGGAACTACCACAATAACTCCCAATGGTGCAGAGACTATAGATGGTGCTCCAACATTTGCACTATCTCAATGGGATTACATCACTGTTATAAGTGATGGAGCAAATTGGTTAATTATAAATTAAGGGAAGGTTATGATATCTAAGAAGACATTAAGAAAGATGCCAGAGCCTCTGAAGCTTGAGAGAACAGGAGAAAATACTTTTGTTATCTCAACAAATGATGGTAGTAAGTTTGAGGGAAAGTTTAACTCAAAAACTCATACTGTCAATAGATATGGCAAAATAGTTCCAAGATAACTCAGAATTGTATTGACAATCTAACTTAATGAGTATAAGAATAAGATATGCCTATTAAAAAATGTCCAAACAATAAATTTAGGATTGGCTCTGGAAAGTGCATATATGATACAGAAGAAAAAGCAAACAGGGCATACAGAGGATATCTTGGTTCAAAATATGGAAAGTTACTTAAAGGAGGGATTATGGACACCAAACTAAACTTTTTTGTTCCGATTAGCAAGTTAGATGAAGAGCAAAGAATGGTTTATGGTATTGCCACTTGCTCTAAACTTGATAATCAGAATGAAATAGTAGATTATAACGCCACAAAGGAAGCATTAAAAGAATATTCTAACTGGCGTAATATCAGAGAAATGCACAGACCAAGTGCTGTTGGGATTGCACCCGTTCTTGAATTGCGTGATAATACTGAAGAATTATTCATAGGTGCAAAGATAGTTGATGACCCTGCTTGGCTAAAGTGTAAAGAGGGTGTCTATAAGGGCTTCTCAATAGGAGGAGATAAATTAGACCAAAAGGTTGAACTCAATAAAGCTACGAACAAAACTGTTAACCGAGTTACCAAGTATATGCTGAATGAAATATCTCTGGTTGATAGACCAGCAAATCCCGCCTGCAAGTTTCAAACTGTTAAAAGAGACACTTCTGTTCACGTAGTTACAATAGCAGAAGACCCTCTCAGAAATGAATCAGCGAGAGTTATGGAGAAAGCAATAACACTTGCTAAGAGAGTGTTAAGCAAGGAAGACTTAGAAAAATTACCAGATGAAAACTTTGGTTTAATTAAAGTAACTGCTGATGGCGATACGCTTATCAAGACAAGAGATTATCCTATGCCTGATAAGACTCACGCTATCAATATGGTTAGAAAAATGGTAGGGGCTGATGAATTAACGCCTTTAGAAAAGGAAAGAATACATCAGAATGCCCTGCTGATATTGGGCAAGAAACATAATGAAAACGAATGCCCTTATTGCATAAATAAAAATTTAAAAGGAGGTGTTGAAGTGGACAAGAAAGTTGAAAAAGCGGGTTCTGTGGTTATTACACACGAACCAGATAAAAAAACCGTTGAAGTAAAAGACGGAGATATGGCTCACGAGCAGGATGTAAAGCCAGCAGCTGATACTCTTAAAGAGCAACCAGCAGCTGAGAAGAAACCTGAAACAATTTCTCAAAAACCTGCTCACGAACAAAAGCCTCATATTGCAACAGAAGAAGAGGAAGATGTAAAAGATACTGGCGTTGCTACTACTACAGACCAGAAATTAGACAGGATTATCTCTTTACTTGAAGGTGCATTAGGTGGTGGCGAAGAAACAGAGGGTGAAGAAGATATGGGTTATGAGGAAGATGAAGAAGTAACCAAGCCTGATGTAAAACCAGCTGAGGAAGATTCTGCTGATGGTGAAGAACCTGCAAAGATTAAGGTTGAAGAGGAAGATGATGAGACTAAACAACCAGATGCGGTTCCAGCAGTAGCAGCTGAAGAGGAAGAAGAGGATGAAACTTGCAAGGGAACAAAAGTAAAGACAATAAAGAAGGTTCTTAAGTTTAAAAAAGGTTCTCTTCTCGCAAAGATTAAGGCTATTGTAGAACCAATAGCAAAAGAAAATCAGATTCTTAGAGAAAAGATAGAGAAGTTAGAAAAAACTCCCTTACCTCGCAAAGAGGCTAAGGCAGGAGATAAACCAGTAAAGGTAGAAAAGTATCAAGAAGTAAAATTAGAAAAGAAAGAAACAGACTTTAGTTCTGAGTTGCAAAAAGATATTGATAAAGCAAAAGAACTCAGGATGAATAAAGGCACTAACCTTAGTAAAGAAGATGAAGCATTCTGCCAGCGTGTGGCTGAAAAGATGCTTGCTGAAAAACTCTCCAAATAAGGGAGAGAATAGTTATAAAAATTCTATAGGGAAGGAGGTAAACACATACACAAATGTTTTTCAATCCACAGGCGATAGATAAGGCAATTAGCGATATCCAGAAAACAATTGGTAGCCTTGATGTAGAAGGTCTTCTATTAGTTCGTGAAGACTTACAGGCGGAATTAGCAATTATGGCACCCACCGATACCCCAGTCCGCAACAGATTGAACAGGATTCAGGGTAATGGTAAAGCACACGCTTGGTATCAATTAGTTCCAAATCTGGCTACTGAAGGTTTGTTCTTAGGAACAGCACCTTCCAATGCTTTCTTTGAGAGAGGCGGATTGCCTAATGCCACCCAAGCATCATATAAGTATAAATCAGCTCCATACACATCATTGGGAGATATGATAGTTGTATCTTTCTTTGACCAAATGGCTGGTGCAACTTATGCTGATGTTAAAAAACTGCAAACCAAGATTAAGATGATTAACACTGCTTTAATAGAGGAGTGGGCAATCATCAATGGTAACTCTGCAAATCCTTTGCAGTTTGATGGGTTGTTAACGCAGATTTCAACGAATACCGAAGATGCAGGTGGTTATCTTTTTACTCTTAATCAGATTAACAATATTATGAGAAAGATAACCTTGCTCGGTGGTAAGCCACAAGCAGCAATTATGGGGTATAGAGATAATCAACACTTTAGTGAATTGATTCTCTCTTCCTACTACAGATTGTTCCAAGCAGGTGCTGGAGCATTAGCAGACGTTCCTGCTGGTGTGGCTATTACCAAATGGGTTTCTCCGTTTGGAACCATTGACATTATCGGTAGCCGTTTTCTGCCTAACGATGGAAGCACAGGCAATATCATTGTCATAGACGATAAAACCGTCTTAGATGATGGTAACGCAGTGCAGATGGTAGATTTAATGCCTATTAGTTCAATTGATTTGGCATTGCTACAGACTGCATACAGGACAATTATCTGCGAGTTTACAGTTTTGCAGATGACCTGCGAATCCTTCCAAGGCAAATTAATAAATTGCGGTTCAACTGAAGCCCCATAAAATAACGGTTGAATCCAAGGTCTATAAATTTTTTGGGGAAGGCTGACCACCTTCCCTGTTCTGATTTATAGAGGAGGATATAGTGAAAGGTATAGTTATTTGGTTTAACGAAAAAAGAGGGTATGGTTTTATAAGACCCGAAGATAAATCAAAAGATGTTTTTGTTCATTATACAGGAATAGCAAGCGAAGATAAATTTAAGCAACTTAAGCAAAATCAACAAGTAGAATTTGATTTATTTGATAATGAAAAAGGCAGGACGGCTATAAATGTGAAAGTAATAGGAGACCAAGTAAAGGTTTCTGTATGAAATTGTCAGTTATAATACCGACCTATAATCACTTAGATGATTGCTTAAAGCCTTGTATTGAAAGTATAATAAAATATACAGACTTTAAGGATACGGAAGTTATTGTCTCTGCAAATGGTTGTAAGGATAACACAGATAGATATGTAAGGTCTTTAGGCTCACCTTTTAAACTAATCTGGAACGAAAAACCAGTAGGCTTCCCAAAAGCAATAAATGATGGCATAGAATCCTCAATTGGAGATTATGTCATTCTCCTCAACAATGATACTGTCTTGTTGCCACAACAGAAAAATACTTGGATAAACATTCTATTAGAACCATTTTCAGATGAAAAGGTAGGTATTTCTGGACCTGTTGCAGTATGGAATGTTCCAGCAGGTAGAAGGTTTCTGATTTTCTTCTGCACTGCTATTAAAAGAGAAGTAATTAATAAGATAGGTTTACTTGATTTGATTTTTAGTCCTGGCGGTTGTGAGGATGTAGATTATAGCGTAAAGGCTGAGGATGCTGGTTTCAAAGTTGTTCAAGTCCCTAATCAAAATGCAGTAGGATTTGGGAAAGGTATGTTTGTGGGAAATTTCCCAATATATCATAAAGGGCAGGCTACAATACGTGATAAAAACTGCGAAAAAGATTTCCAAAAAATACAAGATAGAAACTCTCATATCTTAGCAACAAGATATAATCATCAATGGAAATTGGGGAATAACTGGGAAAGGGCTGTATTTGATGGTAAAGAGCCTATTCCTCCAAGAGAACATCTAAGATACCAATGGGCTAAAGATAACGTTTTAGGCAAAAAGGTTTTAGATATAGGTTGTTCTTCTGGCTATGGATGGCGTTATTTAAAAGATATAGCAGGAATGGAATATCTTGGTATAGATAAAGATGTAGCAGTTATAGAATTTGCTAAGAAAAACTTTGGAGATAGGTTTGCAGTAGCAGATATTGATACTTTTGAATTTGGTCAATATGACACTATCGTAGCATTTGAGATTTTAGAGCATTTGACATACGGAAAAGAATTGGCACAAAAATTAAAGAAACATTGTAAGTGTTTGTTGGCTACAACTCCGTATAAAGAAGAACCAGGATTCTGGGGACCACATCATAAATTACACAGGTTAAAAGAAGATGATTTCCCTGATTTTGAATATCAGTATATCAATACTACTGGAATAATATCAAGAACTCCAGATAATATTAAGGGAATGAATTTAATGTTAATGAAATGGATAAAGAATGGAGTTAAAATTGAAGCTTAATTTGGGGTGTGGGGATAAAATTTTAGAAGGTTATGTAAATATAGATTTATATAATCCAAAGGCTAATTTAATTGCGGATGCTACTAAATTAGATTTTATAGAAAATGATTCGGTAGATGAAATACAAACCATAGCTTTTTTTGAACATATAAATCCATTTAAAGCTGGCGATACTCTTGTTGAGTGGAAAAGAGTTCTTAAGAAAGGAGGCAAGTTAATTATAGAAATGCCAGATATACTTGAACTCTGTAAACACTTTATAGAGGGAGATAAGAAAGAGAGGTATCATTTATTAAATTGCATCTATGGGACTACTCAACCTGAACATCCACATTTATTTGGTTGGTATCCTGATATAATATCTGACCATTTAGTTGCTGTCGGATTTAAAGATATCAAGATATTACTAGCTCAGAATTATCATTGGGGATACAATTTTAGAACGGAGGCAATAAAGTGAACAATAAAGATATAGACATTACGGCTGAAATAAGCACAGCAGGAAGATATTATTCAACGTTACCAATGGCAATTGTTTCTGTTGCTAACCAGACATATAAACCAAAGGAAATTCTTATCTATGATGATGGAGAACAAAAAGATTTAAGACAAGAACCATTATATCAGTATATTTTTGGTTTGTTGCAAGAGAAAGGTATCAAATGGAGAGTAGGATTTGGTGCAAGAATGGGACAAGTTCTTAATCATCAAAGAGCATTACAGGAAGCAGAAACAGAATGGCTTTGGAGATTAGATGATGATAATGTTGCAGAGCCAGATGTATTAGAAAAACTTATTAGGAATATTACAGATAAAACTGGTGCTGTTGCTGGGTTAGTTTTGCATCCAAATAGACCTATCTTGGAGTTGCCAAAGTTTTGGTCTATAAACAAGATAGAGGATTGTCAAGACCCATCTATGCTTAATATACAATGGTTTAAACAGAAAGGTGTCAAGTCTGTTGACCATTTATACAGCACTTTCATATACAGGAAAGAGGCAGCCAAGCACGGATACAATATGGATTTAAGTCCTGTGGGACATAGGGAAGAAACTTTATTAACTTATGAAATGAAAAGGAATGGTTGGGACTTAATCCTTGACCCAGAAGCAGTTACTTGGCACTTTAGATTAGGCACTGGTGGTATTAGGGGAAAATTCCATACCAAAGAAGCATTTGACCACGATGAACAGGTATTCTTAAGTAAACTAAAAGAGTGGGGAATAAAGTTAAAATACAACAAGCTTGTGGTTCTTGATTGCGGATTAGGAGACCATTTGGTATTTAGTAAAATTATACCAGAGATAAAGAAAAAATATCCCAACCAGAAATTGATTATAGCCTGTTGTTTTCCTGAAGTATTTGAAGATGAAGATGATAATGTTATCTTAATCAGCATAGCAGATGCTATAAGCCATTGTGGAGATATTAGTAGTTTTAACATATACAAATGGATGTGGGATAGAAATTGGAAGAAATCATTGGAAGATGCGTTTAGAGGATTATATCTTTAAGGAGAATATAGAATGAAGACAATTATTATAAGTCCATTTTCAAGATTTATGAGAAACGGACAATTAAATCCTAAAAATTATCCTTACTGGAAAGAATTAGTAGGGATGTTAAAAGAAAAAGGTTATTACGTTATTCAAGTTGGCATAGACGGAGAGGCAGTAATAGGAGCAGATGAATTTGTGAAAAATCCTTCCCTTAAAACATTAAAAAAGATGATTAATGAATGTTTTATTTGGTTTTCAGTTGATAATTTTTTCCAGCATTTAGCATATCTATTGAATAAGAAGGGTATTGTGATATTTGGTCAGTCAGACCCTATAATTTTTGGACATAACACAAATATAAATATGTTAAAAGACAGGAGGTTTTTAAAACCTCTTCAGTTTGACATATGGGAAAGGTCTATATTTTCAGAAGATATTTTTCCAAAACCTGAAGAAGTGATGGAATATTTTAATAAAATGGAAGGAGAAAAATGATATATAATCTTACTGCTCTTAGGGGGGATACTTTAACATTAAATTTGACCTTTACACAGAATGGAGTTCCTGTTAGTATTTCTGGCTGGGCTGTTTTCTTTACTGTTAAGATTAAAGAAGACGACCCTGACATAAGTGCTGTTATAAGTAAAAAAGTAACTACGCATACAGACCCTGCACACGGACAAACTTCTATAGTAGTTACTGCTGCTGAAACCAATGCTTTGCTTGGTCAATACTTCTACGATATTCAATATGTAGACACAACTGGAACTGTTAAAACGCCAGCAGAGGGCAATATAACATTTGTGAGGGATATAACAAGAAGGGTAACATAAGTCTGATGGAAGTTGATTTAAAAATAAACTTAGATGTTTCTGCTGTAAACATAAACCTTGATAAGCAAGTTACTAAGGTTGATTTTGTTGAGAAGGATATAACTATAAACTTAGATAAACCATCTATGGAAATAGGTGGTAAGCCAGTAGATATATCTATAGAATTTGGTTCTGTGATAGGTCTTGGTTTATCTGGGTTCTCTGGTTATAGCGGTGATAATCCTGGTTCATCTGGTTATTCTGGTTACAGCGGAATATCTGGATACTCAGGTTATTCAGGATATGGCTTGCAAGGATTAAGCGGTTATTCTGGCTACAGTGGTGAAAATCCAGGAGCATCTGGATATAGTGGTAAATCTGGTATGTCAGGGTATAGCGGATACTCAGGCAAAAGCGGATTTTCAGGATATTCTGGTATATCAGGAGATTCAGGGTTGTCGGGATTTTCAGGATACTCTGGAAAATCTGGTATGTCAGGTGTTATAGGATATTCAGGTTTATCAGGTAGAAGTGGTTATTCTGGTATATCTGGATATTCAGGATATTCTGGCAGAATTGGAGATTCAGGCTTTAGTGGTTATTCAGGTATCTCTGGGTATAGCGGTCTTAGGGGTTATTCGGGATATTCTGGAAGAGTAGGATATTCTGGTTGGTCAGGTCTTAGCGGATATTCAGGTCAATCTGGATTAGGTCTATCTGGGTATTCTGGATATTCAGGTGAACAGGGAACTTCTGGATATTCAGGAACGATTGGTGCAAGCGGTTATTCTGGTTATTCGGGATTTTCTGGAAGAAGTGGTTACTCAGGGAAAAGCGGTTTCTCTGGTTACAGTGGTTTCTCTGGTCTTGGATTGTCTGGTTTATCAGGTTATTCAGGAAATTTGGGGACTTCGGGAATTTCTGGATATTCGGGATATAGTGGATATTCAAGTCATTCAGGATATAGTGGTAAATCGGGGTTTAGTGGTAAATCGGGTTATAGCGGTATATCTGGATTTTCTGGATATGCAGGAGCACAAGGAGAATCAGGTTTTGTTGGCTTGTCAGGTATGAGTGGCTATTCAGGATATAGCAGTTATTCAGGTTTAAGCGGATACTCTGGTTATAGCAGTTATTCGGGGCTAAGTGGATACTCAGGCTATAGTGGTTCAAGTGGAGATATGGGATTTCCAGGATTGTCTGGATATAGTGGCATAAGTGGTTATTCTGGCATTAGCGGATATTCAGGTATGTCAGGATTTAGTGGTAAAAGTGGATTCTCTGGATATAGTAGTTTCTCAGGCATATCTGGTTATTCGGGATTTAGTGGAATATCAGGTTATAGCGGAGAATTAGGAACTTCTGGTTACAGCGGACTTTCAGGAATTAGCGGATATTCTGGCGATAGTGGCATATCTGGATATAGTGGAATGTCAGGATATAGTGGATTCTCAGGATATTCAGGTGAGAAGGGAGAAAGTGGATATAGTGGGATATCAGGCTTTAGCGGTTTCTCAGGATACTCTGGCTTTAGCGGTCAAGATGGTTCTATTGGTAATTCTGGTTATAGCGGTTATTCTGGTTTTTCGGGATTGAGTGGATATTCAGGTTACAGCGGAGATAGCGGTATTTCTGGCTTTAGTGGTTATAGTGGTATTTCAGGGTTTAGTGGGGAATCAGGTTTTAGTGGGTTTTCAGGATACTCAAGTTATAGCGGTTATTCAGGATATAGCGGATTTTCTGGTATGTCAGGCGATAGCGGTTATAGTGGAGTAAGCGGTTATAGTAGTTATTCTGGATTTTCAGGCATAAGTGGCTATTCTGGATATAGCGGTTATAGTGGAGATAGTGGAATAAGCGGATACTCAGGGTATTCGGGGATTTCGGGTTATAGTGGTTTTTCAGGTATAAGTGGATATAGCGGTGAATCTGGATTGAGTGGATATTCAGGCTTATCTGGATATTCAGGTTTTAGTGGATATAGTGGCTTTTCGGGATTGTCTGGTTATTCAGGTGAATCAGGTTTCTCAGGAGAGAAAGGCGATAGTGGATACTCAGGTTATAGTGGCTATAGTGGTAATTCTGGTTTTAGCGGTTATTCAGGGTTTAGCGGAATAAGTGGGTATAGTGGTTATTCAGGTTTCAGTGGTGATTCGGGAATAAGCGGTTTTTCTGGATATAGTGGAATAAGTGGCTATTCAGGATATAGCGGAGATTCTGGTATTTCTGGATACAGCGGTGTTTCAGGTTATTCAGGATATAGCGGTTATAGTGGAACATCAGGCTTTAGCGGAATATCAGGATATTCAGGTTACTCTGGAGATAGCGGTATATCAGGGTATTCTGGATTCAGCGGGATTAGTGGATATAGTGGTTATTCTGGCGTTAGTGGTTTTAGTGGAATGTCAGGATTTAGTGGATTTAGCGGTATTTCTGGCTACTCAGGTTTTAGTGGGTATTCTGGTTTTAGTGGAGAATCAGGATATTCAGGATTTTCTGGTATAAGTGGATTCTCTGGATATTCAGGTGTTTCAGGATATAGTGGGCTTAGTGGTTATTCTGGTTATAGTGGCACATCAGGATACTCAGGAGATTCTGGAATAAGCGGATTTTCAGGCATAAGTGGCTTTAGTGGATTTTCTGGTTTAAGCGGTTATAGCGGTTTTAGTGGTGAATCAGGGTATAGTGGCTTTTCAGGGCTATCTGGATACTCAGGTTACTCAGGCTTTAGTGGAATTAGTGGATACTCTGGTTTCTCAGGCATAAGCGGATATAGTGGTTATAGTGGTATTTCGGGGTATAGTGGCTTCAGTGGTGTTTCAGGATATAGTGGAATTTCTGGATATTCTGGAATGTCTGGGTATAGTGGATTCAGTGGGATTTTAGGATATTCAGGTTACTCAGGTATAAGTGGATACTCTGGTTATAGCGGAATAAGTGGTTATTCTGGAATTAGTGGATTTAGCGGATATTCAGGACTATCTGGTTACTCTGGCTTTTCAGGATATAGTGGTTTTAGTGGCATTTCAGGATATTCAGGTTTTAGTGGGATTAGCGGTTATAGTGGATTTAGCGGAATCTCAGGATATTCTGGAATAAGTGGATATAGTGGAATAAGCGGTTATTCAGGT